ACACAATTTGTATTAAGCCTAAACAGAAAAAAGGTATACAGTTTCGGAGCGTCCGCTGCATTTATCTCACACGCACTCACATTCTACAGGTCTGAATAATGGCATTTACCGCACAAATGAAAAAGGCTTTAAAGTATCAATCGGGGATGAACGTTCAAGTTGAAGTTGTCGTAGATCCAGATGGTGACGCTTACAAGCTTGACGGCTTTCATGATATTAAAATGATTAACCCGATTAATCAGGAATTAATAGTTGATCCGGTTGGTATGGAGCAGATAGTTCTTTACGATTTACAGATAGAATTTAACGATCCTAATGAATTCTTTTGTCCATCGGCAGGATTGCAGGTTGGGTATACACCTTTCCGTTCTGAAATGGCATACCTTAAAACCACATCAACAGCAAATACGGTTACGGTTGATGAGCCTAGTTTCTATCCGTTTAAGGCTAACGACTTAGTTGATGTAACCGATGGAAATAACAAGGAAACATCTTTAGTCGGTAGTGTGGATAACACGGGTGCAAATCAGATAGTCAACCTTGACACTGCATTGGCAAATACATACGCAGCAGGAAGCGTTGTAACGAATGATCCCATATACGGAAAGCAGGTAACAGTTCAAGTTAGAGCAAGTGGTTTAGGATTGACTGAAACACAGACCATATTCAGGGGCGTTATTAGAAAGCCATTTACATGGATGAATGGCTCTGCAATTATATACGTTGACAATATACTTGCAGAGATCTTAAATGAAAACTTGTCATATCAGATAGAAGATTACAACCCTACTCCGTGGCAAAAGATGGACAATGACGGAACGCTAATCAATGGTTTTGAATGGACAACACAAACAGGTAGCGGTTCATTTGCCGGTGGTCTGGTTGTTTATGCAGGCGCAAAGATTGGCGGTTGGGTTTTAACGTTTACAAGTCCAACAGCTTATAACATTACTGGACCGGGTTTCAATGGCGCAACTGGTAGTACTGCATCGGATTATACGAACGCTCAAATACAAATACTATCAGCTCAATGGTCCGGCACTCCTGCAATAGGTGACGTTTTTGAATTCTCAATACGTGTAAATTATACCGGACTAGTTCCATCGGTAGTTTTATTTAGAACGCTTTTTACTCACCTTGGAAATAGTGTAGATTTAATAGATAGTAGCGGCACATTCTCAGATGCATTCTTGGCAACGTTTACCACTGATTTAATGTCAATATCATTTGAGGAAACTATAACGGTAGGCGAGGCATTGCTTGTTATTGCCGCACATTTACCTGGATCTTTATTTCAGAATACACAGGGTGAATTAGCGGTTGACTTGCTTAAATCAGACTTCACATATAATGAGCCTAGTTCATCATTGACAGGGCCGAACGTTAGAGCAAGAGACGTTACGATAGGCCAAACAATTTTCTACAATGAATTTATTATAAATTATGGTTACGATTACGATTTAGGTGATAACCAATTTCAATACACTTATCCCGAAGCTGATAATGAAAACCCATCCTTGAAAGTGTATGGTGCAAAACGATCTGTATTGATTGACGTTCCTGGAATTTACACAGAGGCAAGGGCAAAGCGGATTGCGAAACGCCATTATTTATTCTGGGCTTTCGGTCGTAAAACGTATACAACCGAGGGGGATGCAAGGGAAGTTGATCTGTCTCTTATCAATTCAGTGTACACCATGACAGGGTTCGATTTTGGAACTACTACATTCGCAGAGAAAGTAATGGGATTAGTTCGTACTATTTCGTCAAGCGGAATTACGGTAAAAATTACAACCATCAAACAGGATACTTCAGATCCGCAGGGAGCGTGGTCATGAGAGACAAGACAGTATTGATTTTTAATTTAGACGGAACTGAAGTAGGGTTTTACGAAGAAGAAGTAAGCCAAGTTGAATTGTTTACGGAACAGAGGGAACAGTTTTTCCTTGAATATGAAGGCGCACATTTTATCCGTAAATCGTTTGGTGTTTCTACAAGTAGATTTGTTGTTAAGTTTAACAACCTATACACGGATACACTAACAAGGATTCAGCAACTTTACGATCATAAAGATTTTGATTTTGGTGGCGGCAGTAATTCACAAGCTGAATCAATGCAGATGTTTTACGAATACGGATTCAATACAGCAACAAACAAATGGGTACAAATGAAGCGTGATGATATGATGTGGTTTTACGAGATGGGCAGAAAAGCGGCAGGTCAAGTTATCACAATTAATTTTATAGAAGTCAAGCCAAGTAACGTTGTGGCGGTTTATGATTTACTGGACGATGTAATAACAATTTAAAGGATTGAATTATGGCATGGGGACAAAAATGGCCTAGGCCGGTTGTAACTGATGATACGACCGGATCAGATGACACGACAGCGCACACAGTTAAATTGCAACCGATAAACGCAGCATATCCAACAAGCTCAATCGCAATGGCTCAGTGTACGGTTGAAACTCAGATATGGAAACTTGCATCAGATTTATTGGCAGATGATATGCATTACGATCTGTATATAAACGGTTCAAAGATCAGACGCTATCTTGCACCAAACGCAATAGCAAATTTAGGATAGGAGTATTAAGATGAAAAAGTTTATAGTACTTACAATTGTACTGACATGCGCAAACTTATTTGCACAAGGGAATTTTAAACCTATACGGGTCAGACCGTCTTCAATAGTCGAAACTGTTGAGGCATCAATCACAACCGATTCCTGCACGTTCTGGATCTCAACATTGGGAACTGATACGTCAGCCACATTTGACGCTTGGCCTTTCAACATGAGTAACAACTTTTGGTGTGGCGATACTTCAGGAGATGATTCAGTTGACATTGATATTGAATATTGGTCATGTACAAGGGCAGACGATACCTTTCAAGACATGTTTGATAGTTGGGTGCTTGTCGAGTCGTGGACTATTACAGCGGATTCCGTAGTATCAAAACAGGCGATCACAGATAACACAATTCCACTTGATGAAAATGGAAGGTACGTTGTCAAGGGTGGTGCTGATAATAAAGTGAAGGGTTCAATAGCTGTGAGAATTAAACATCAAAACGCTACTGAAAATTACAACACCGCTGCAATCAAAAGGAGATAACGTGAAAAATAAAACATTACTTCTAGCGTTACTTGTTCCGGCTTTACTTTTCGGACAATCAAAATGGACTAAGAATTTTAACAGTCTGGGTCATGCTTATGTAAATTCTGCAATTGAAAACGCATCAACGTCAGCAGATATTTCCACCGTTGATTCCGCAGCCGTCAAATTCTGGATGGTTACCGGTGGTGATGAGTGGAATATATCAATGTATAATGCGCTTGGAGTTTTGACGTTTAATGTTGATTCAGTTGGCACTGGTTATTTTTTAACCTCAGTCTTAACCGACAAAGTACAAGCCAATACTTCAGCAGGGTTAAGCTTATTTGAAGATGGTGGAACGGGGCTGTTTGTAGAAAATGGCGGGCAGGTTGGGATTAATGATATTACACCAACTTATGGATTAGATGTTAATGGTACATTTAGAGTAACGGGTAATGGAGTATTCGACGCAATGGCCGGAGTTGGGCTTGTTACTCCTGTTTTAAATTTACACGTGAGGGGAGATGTTGGCCTCCCCGCTAGTTCAGGAACAGCTCCAACAGGTGTAATGCGCCTCGGCTCTGCTGCCGGTGTCGGTGTTATAGATTTTGGCGGTGATTTTGCATCTACGGGCAAGGGCTGGATTCAGGTATATAACAAAACAAACTTAGCAACAAACTACGCACTATTATTGAACCCTAATGGTGGAAACGTAGGTATAAATGAAACATCCCCAGACTCAACGCTTGAAGTAAACGGTTCTGGACACTTTACAGAGAGCTTACTTGTTGATGAATATGTTAACAGCAAAATACAAGTCGCTCAATTTCATAGAAATGTAGACCTCGCAAGTGCCGGCACTGATACTTGGTATGATGTGGCATGGGATACATTAATTGCCGTTGAATCTACAAAAGGTTTTACGTTTAATGCTGATTCAACCGGGTTCATTACAAGTGTTGACGGTATTGTTAGAGTTCAGGGTTGCGGACACTGGGAATGGAGTGGAGGCAACACTGATGCTAAGCTTTACATTAGAGTGCTAGTAAATACTGATGAGGCGAGGTGTTTACAATCTAACGATGACAGAGCGTTTAAATCTGCTGACGATGGAATGCTGTCGTTTATTGGAACTGTTTTTGTTAATTCAGGTGATGAGATTTCTATACAGTATAGAGTAAATAATGGTAATCTTGATTGGGGTGGTTCGGTAGTGTTTGATGATCCGGCTGCATTCTCTGTTAACTTTGAAAAAATATCAAATTAAGGATAAGCTATGAAACTTTATGATGACAAGACGCCGACAATAAGCACTGTAATTGCTAAAGACAAGAACGGTAAGGCCAAGACGGATGCAGACGGCAACGTTATGGGAAAGTTGTCATTTAGTTTCAATTGGAAATCTGCATTAGCTTCATTTGCATTTCTTTTATTTGTCGGTAGGGCAGGAGCGTTTTACTTTCAAACTATAGACACCACGAAAGCCGTTAAAAGATTAAGGTCAACAGTTGACACCCTGCAAAACAAAGTCATCACTGAGCAATTGGCAAACGGTCAAAAGATGAATCTTATATTAACTTTGCTAGATCCAGAAAACGGAATGGCAAAGATAGAGAAGATCGAAGCAGACAAGGATAAACTTCTAAAGGAATTAGAGGCGAAGAAGAATGAAAAAGGATCATAATACTAACGGGAATTATAGGAGCTTTGTCCTGACCGAGGGCGATGGGTGCTTGCTAGATGCTGAAGAGATTCACCGCATAGAGTTTGGCGATAAGGCAAAAGTTAAATGCTTTCTAGTCCCGCCAATCGACAAAGAGTTACCAGAGCAGGAAGTTGTTCAAGATGATTTCTTTGGATTCAAATTGACAGGTATCTATTCAGATAAAGATTTAAAAGTTGTCACTGCTGAAGGTGGAAAGGAATTCCCGAAACATTCACATCCTGGCAAAGAATGGATTCAAGTTATAACCGGTTCAATCACGGTCTATTGTTATCGAGTATTGGCAATAGGTTTTATAGTAATGGCTTTAAATGGAGCGATGTCATATTATGGATGATACAAGACCAACATGTAAACAGGTTCCAATAGTGTGGGCTTCCTGTCCAACCAACCCGCCTTATAATTGTCCAATCTGTCCACCTGGTACAAATTTCTGTGCAGGGTTCGATCAGGAAGCATACGACAAAATGAAAGAAGAAACTGAAGAGGCTTAACATGCGATTGATAACATTGGCTAGAACTTCATACACAAAGTACGGAACGTATGGAATAATGCTTGACGAAACAATGACTCCAATTTGTGTTACACTTGAAAGGCCGTGGACAAATAACAAAAAGAATGATTCATGTATTCCGGTTGATACTTACAAGGTTGAACGGATGGATACAGAAAAGAGTCATTTCATGTTAGAGCCAAAATACAACCGTGACGGAATAATGATTCACCGAGGGAATACAATCAAGGACAGTACGGGTTGTATATTGTTAGGCACTTACTTTATCGGGACGGGAATTGGAGAAAGCCGGAAAGCATATGATAAATTTGTAGGTTACTTCCATGAAGATGAAGAGTTCAATCTCTTGATAACTGGAAGTCCTGACGAATGAATACAAGGAGAAAAAAAGATGGTAACAGTTGAGAAAGTAAAGAAGAATATCAAAGCGTGGTCTGATTGGTCTAAATTAACCAAGCCTGAAAAGGTTGAATTCCTAGAGGCATACAATAGAGAGTGGAAAGAAAATCTAGGAAAGTACATGCCTCCAATGGGAACTAGAAAATCAGACGCTCTCAAAATGGAACTACCTGATTATATAATCAACAACTATAAAAAGAATCAGCTAACCGAACTGATGGTATTAGTATACGATTCTTTCAAGGGTGCAAAGACAGTAATTGATGAGAGAACGCCAAAGATCATAAGGATTTTAAAGGGGTTAAAATACTTAGCGTTATTGGTTGCGAAATTGTACCTAACATTTAAAGGTGTAAAAATCTAAGGAGAAACAAAGATGAAATTCTTTACAGCAATTTGGAAATGGTTAGACGGTAACAAAACACTTATTGGAACTTTATTGATAGTACTATTGCAAGGCGGTATGTTTGGCGAGGCCGGAGTATTGTTTGATGTAATCACATGGCTATCTGGAATCATGGTTGCCGGTGGCGTTGTTCATAAGATCGCAAAGGGAACAAGTAACACCGGTAAATAAATTATATCCAAATCTCAACGATAACTTACCCCTTTAGTTATCAACTTGAACCCTTCATATTGTTTGAGGGGTTTTTGTTTTATATAAACCATTGTAAATTATAGACGTATTACTATAACCAAATGAAGAGTAATAATTTTTATTAAATAAGACTTGACATTGATGTTAAGGTTTATTATCTTTATACCAGACAGAGAAACCAACTTAATTAAGGAGCTTAAAATGTTAGTGTATGAAAAACTTAAAAAACAGGCTGACAAAATTATTACGGTAAAGATAAGTAAAGATATTCCCCTACAGAGACTAGGTGTCATAGTCGCAACCGCACATCTTGAAAGATACGGTTATTATACATACACTCAATGCAATAAAAATGTATTGCTCATATTGGGGTCATAATTATGAAAGCCATTATTGCATGTGAAGAAAGCCAAGCCGTTACAATTGAGTTTCGTAAAATTGGGATTGAAGCGTTTTATTGTGATACACTCCCTTGTTCTGGTGGTCATCCTGAATGGCATTTACAACAAGATGTTATTCCATTGCTTGAAGAGAACTGGGATATGATAATTGCATTTCCGCCCTGCACTCATTTGGCGGTTAGTGGTGCGAGGTGGTTTGAAGAAAAAAGACAGGATGGCAGGCAACAGCAAGGCATTAATTTCTTTATGGAATTCACAAAAACAAAATGTAATATGGTTGCCGTTGAAAATCCAATAGGAATAATGAGTACGCTTTACCGTAAACCAGACCAGATAATCCAACCGTGGCAATTTGGACATGGAGAAACAAAGTCTACCTGTCTATGGCTCAAGGGACTACCACTGTTGATGCCTACAAATATTGTGAATGGAAGAGAGCCAAGAATACATAAAATGCCGCCAACAGAGAATAGATCAAAATTGAGAAGTAAAACATTTCCCGGAATAGCAAAAGCAATGGCTGAACAGTGGGGGAAATTACTAGAAGGTTAATGTTATATGCGGAGGAGCCAGAAATGATAAATCAAAAGCTAATTGAAATAGTAACCATCAAGCCATTCAATGAAGCGGCAGCACAAGCTTTGAAATCTGAAATTGAAAATCAGTGTCCGACTGTTGACGATCTGCGAAAGTTTGTAATTGAGATTGATGAGGAGATGCAAGCTTCGTCCGGTGACATACTTTTGAATTTGGGAATCATTAACCGTTGCGCAATCTACATGCTACGTGACCGCATGAAATTAGACATGCCCAAAATAGATCACATGGCATTCTTAATGCAAGAACAGCGAAGGCATATACATTTAATATAATTATCAACCCCTGTCCGTAGTCGGATAGTCCGGCAAACTCGTAACTCAAAATCACTTCACACGGGCAGGGGAATTTAAAGGAGAATTAAAATGTACAAGTCAATAGACCTTTCAATAAGCGTATTCATTCCAACAGAACCGGCAACAGATCAGAAGATTGAAGAATGGGTAAAGTTTCAATTGGGTGCGATAGGTGGAATATCAATCGAGAATCCACTACATGAACATGACATGGAATGCGACATTAACAACTTAATGATTAGATGAGGCGAATTCGACAACCCTACCGAATAGCTACGTTACATTCCCCCTTGTAAAAGAGGGGGAACACGCCATAGGTGGGTTAATTTAAATATAAGGAAACCAAAATGAAAAAGCAAAAAGTACACCCTTTAATGATCCAAGCAATGAAAGACTTGTTGCATTATTACGAGACAGGGGAAGGCGAAGAGATAAAAGATAATTGTGCGTTATGCACAGCCGCAAGTGAAATACAAGAGGATTCATTATTCCATACTGGCATTTGTGAGACTATTTGCGATCCGTGTTCATGGAGAATATTCACAGACGAGTGTTGTCCTGATTTTGTTATTGGTCAAGTGGATATATCAGATGCAAGAGAAACACGAAATGAAGCATGGCTTAAAATCCGCATCCCCCAATTAAAACAATGGATAGAACATTCAATTCCAAGTGAGGAGACATGAAATTTTTAGAAGCTTTGAAGAAGTTGGATATACAGCAATATGCCGACAGAATATATAATAGTAATTCACGGGGAGAGTTGTTTCATTTGATGGATTACTTTTTTATGGCTGAACACATAAAGGACGGGATGGCTCCAACTTTCAAAGAATGGTTTGACAATATCGTGAAAGAAGCAGAGGAAACTTGGGATAGGCCAGAGTCTGTATTCCAACATATTCCAAGAATTTTAGCAGAGCAGGGATTGATAAAGTGGTAACATTTAAAAGAAAACACTTGCAATTCTTATTAAAACTTATTACATTAGGTATACATTAATCTGATAGGAGATTTAACAGAATGGGGAAACCAAAAGTAACACGACACAGAACAATCAGCCTTCGACTCGTTAACACTGAAGGTGCGGAACTTCAAGAACTCGATATAGTTGAGCGACTATTTGAACGTGAATGTACAGGCGTTGGCAAGCGTAGCCAAAGTGCAGTTATCACAAACTTGATGCTGACGGATCAATTGGATTTTGAAAAGAATAATAAATAGGTGATGAAATGGCTGAAGTAAAATTGACTAAATATGTTGAGGGTTCAGACGAGCAGATAGTTTTCTTAAAGAAGATTGAAAAGTTAAATTCTATCTTTGGCGGTGAACCCGATGAAAGATTTATTACAAATCTACAAAACCAGTTTAATTATTTGCCTATCTCTCACTTGGAAACCCTGTTGGATGAATACTTTTTCGGTCACTGGTCAACTGTTAATTTTAAGTACCAACAGATAGCCAATGAGATTTGCGGTGATTTAGAATTAGTCGTAACGCATCCCATAACAGGGGAAACCCTAACGAGATCAGGCGCAGCAAGTGTTGTCATTATGCAAGACGCAAAGACAAAGCTGATAGATTTTGCTGAACACAAAAAACCGAATGCGCTTGTAATGGGGTTTCCTAAATTGAAAGCAGAGTGTATCAAAAATGCCATTTCAAGTTTGGGTAAAAAGTTCGGTAGGGATCTAAACAGAAAGATTGTTGATAACTATGCACCACTGTATAACCATGAACCAAAAGAAGAAATTGAAGTTATCCGAAAGAACATCATTGACGAACTCGAAAATTATGCCGGTGAAGATAAGGAAATGATTAAAGAAATGTGCAGAGAGAAACATGAAGCCGGTGAATTCACAATGGTATTTGCAAAACAGATATGCCAGAAATTAAACTTGCCGGTATCGTAATGAGTGTTATAATACATGATGTTCAGCAGAACACAGACGAATGGCTAAAGTTGAGACTTGGAAAGTTTACGGGTTCACGGATTCCCAAATTGTTCATGGGCAAAAGCACAAAGGGTTACAATGAGTTAATAAACGAGATTGCCTATGAACGGTTAACCGGTAAAGTAATCGCTCACTTTTCAAACAAGTGGACAGACAGAGGGCATGAACTTGAAGCTTTAGCAATTGAAGAATATGAAAACAATACATTCAATAAGGTTACAAGGGTTGGATTCGTTGAGTTAAATAAAGACGTAGGTGTTTCTCCTGACGGGCATATCGGAGAACACGGAATGATTCAGGTTAAGGCGTATGACTTTACTCACATGTGCGAGTTTCATTTTTCCGGTAAGATTTCCAAGAATGAAGAGCTGCAATGTCAAGCCGAGATGTACGGATCTCAAAGACAGTGGAATATTTTATACATCTATCATCCACAATTAAAGCCGTACCAATTTAAAATCCTGAGAAATAAAGAAACAATAACAGCGATCAAGCGAGAGATTGAACTTGCTAAAATCGAAGTTGTGAAACGTATGGAAGCATTGAAAGGTATTGTTAGGTGAATTCTATAATGTATATGAATTACGCTGAATTAACCACCTTAGAGCATTTAACGTCCCGATACAAGGGTTCACCGGTTATCGTTCATCTATTGGGTCAATACGGGTCAAATTTGCAATAAATTTAAATATAGTTCACATGTTTTAACGATTGGGGAATACAGTGGATTTTATAGACTACATTAAACGTGACATGCTAACAAGTCAAGATGTGAAGAGAATGCAGAGAACGGGAGCTTTGCCGTTGAATGGTGAGGCGCATTTCGGAACTATCAATCCAAGTTTTCTAAAGGGTAAACTGATCGACTTGTTAAATGAGTTTGATACTGTCCCGACCGCATCAATTGCCCGTGCTGTAAAAGTTGTTGCCGGTAGCGGAATGGATAAAGGCTATTTAATTTCATGGCGAATAAAGAATATTCAAGCAAAGAATTGAGAGGCCAAGATGGGTAAATTTCCTCAACACATAGACACATCATCAATCAAGATGAAATCAAATAAGATCGGTAAGATTGCAAAGATTGCAGTAATGTATGATCTTGAAAAGTACGGCTATGACATATTCATGGATTTCACAATTAATCGTTACGGTGATTTCATTGTAATGCCAGGTAAGTTAATTGTCCGTGTAAAATCTGCAAGGATGAAGGAAAACGGAAAGCCTTACTATTCCAGAATGTCTAATCACAATTATGACATACTCGCATTAGTTTTTTCAGATGGGATGATTATGTATAAGGAGAAAGCGGATGGTCGAACTTAATTACGATGATAATGGAATTGATATTGTCGAGAAGCTAAATAAAGCGTTGGTTGCATATGGCCTTGTATTTAACTTTGACGATGAAGAACATGATGGGTTCGAGGTTGTAACGCTTGATGAAATTGAAAAGCCGAAACACAAGTTCATCAAATTCCGAAACGATGACATATGCAAAGAATGCGGAAAGCATGTAACTGAAGATATTCACAGGATAGATTAACATAATATTTCGTTACCATCTGACACGTTGGTGACGGAGATATAGGAGGGAGTGAAATGTATAGAGTGAAATACGGTGGACGAAATAAAACGTCAGTCCGTGAGATCGAAACACGCTCAACTGATTCACTTGAATATGACTCAGGAAGTATTGTTGATATAGTGAATGGTGGATGCGTGGTTATCTTGACTAACGATTTGATGCTGTTAGAAGATTGGATGGACGTTGACGATATTGAATTAATTTAACCCCTTCACACCCACATGATGAAAGGAGAGAATGACCAGTTACGATAACACCTTCATTATCAGCCGATCATTCCCCGGTCTGATACATGATGAGGTTATGACAGGAGAGAATGATGGATAGATTGCAAGAAATTGAAAATGGGTATAACGCATATAACGGAACTGCAAGTTCTCAAGAACATAAACACGGGTATGCAATCAGCCATTTTGAAGAGTTATTACAAGTTGCCTATAATCTGCAATGTGAACTGTACAGAGAAAAGTTATCCGTAATCACTCAGGATAAGCCGTATAAGCTAACCCTTGAAGATATTATTTTAAGCCGTGATGATTAACCATAAAGGACAACACCTTACCCATTAACCCCTACTATAAACGGTTAAGGGTCATTAATTACTTTTAAAGGAGAGGGACATGAACCAGACGGAACGTATACTGGAAGCGATAAAAAAGGTTTTTGATGGTCAACAAATAAAGGGTATGCCGCACCCTGCGTCACTTGCCTTGAAATTTTACCGTACCGACATCGAAGCCGCCATATCCAAGATAGTGGGTGAGTGGGAAGAAATTACAGACCACAATGAATTACCGATAAATGAATTATTAATGTTAGGTCTGTATCTTCGCAGTGGTGATTTTGAAACATGGATTGTCTCGATTGATGAAGCGTTTAACGTAAAAGACCAGTTTGACGATTATGTTTCTGAATGGAATGTTGACGATTTTACCTATTACAAACCATTACCACAATTACCAGAGAGGAAGGATAAAAGACAGTGAACGTAATTTTTAATTTAAGACCAATACGAAGAGGTTGTTGTGGGGTCTGCAAGTATGGATTTTACAGTGACGCAATGTTTTGTTGTCGTAGAATAATCGGAAATGCTGATGGTGGTGCATTATTCACAGTCGGAGATTTTAAAGAGTATGAATATATTTGTGGTGGATTTAAATTTTATCGGAGTAGACAATGAAAGGTAAAGAGTTAAAGCCGTGCAGTGATTGTAATCATTTACCCGTATGTAGTGAAGGTTTAAAAACAGCATTGGAAGTTATTGGGGATATTTACCCACACTATGAGCCCGAAGAAACCCGTACAGAATCCCTCCTTAAACAGATAAGGGAATACATCGAAGCTGAGAAAGATTGGAATTTCCATGTAAATGAATATGTTAAGGTTAAGGGGTTATTGGCAAAACTTGACACATTAGAGACAGAGGAATAACCATTGCATGCTACCGGCAAACAAAGCAACCAACACACAGGTAAACCGTTCAAGGTGAAGTTCAAACGTTGTCCCGGCAGGGCGCAAAAGAAATTCAGAGTGTACTATTGGGTGCGCAACCAAAAGATTGCAAAGTTCAGTGGTTCAGGTGGCTGGCAGTTCCAAGGTGAGCGGTACATGCCAGAAGAGAAGCAAGACAGTTTTATTTTTACAATTTAAAGGGGATGCCATGAGAAGAGTATACGTAGCAGGGCCGTACAGTGCAGATAATGTGCTTGATGTTTTAAAGAATATTGGCAGAGGTGAGCACTATTGTGCTGAACTGTTCATGGATGGGTTTGCTCCGTTCTGCCCGTGGCACGACAAGAGCTATGTCACCGACAATTTTGAAAGAGAATTTACCGTTAAACAGTTTTATGATTTCAGCATGGCATGGCTTGAAGTTTCAGATGCAGTGTACTTACTCAAGGGTTGGGAAAAATCCAAGGGGACGTTACTTGAGATTAAAAGAGCAAAAGAACTGAATATCCCCGTATTTGCCAACTACCATGATTTACTAAAATGGCGAGATAGTGAAACAGACTGATAAATTTAAACCGTACCTGAAACCTAATCGCAGAATTGAAGAGCTGAGAAGGGAACAGGGTCTTTGCTTTAGGTGTGGTGCTGAGAAAAGAAATGACAGATCAAGGTGTAACAAGTGTCTCAATGATGATAAAGTGGATCATCTCAAAAGAGTACAGAAAAGAAAGGTATCGGGATTATGTACAGTATGCGGAAAACCGCTAACTGAAATTGATAAAGGTTTTAAGAATCACAACAGAAATGATTGCGCACCTTCAAGGAGGTCAAGCTAATGGAATTACTAACTTCAGAAATACCCTTAAATTGCGACATAGCCTTACATGGTGATACTCATGTGGGTGCTAGCATGTACCATCATGCAGGAGTTAACAAGCTTAAAAAGTGGCTGCTTGCTAAAAAGGATAGTAGGTTTTTCGTACATATGGGTGATGCTATTGAAGCAATCACAGTTGATGATAAGCGTTTTGACTTTGCATCAACTGAAGAACCCGTTCCATTAAACCAGGTTAAGAAAGTTGTTGAGATTTACAAGCCCGTAGCTGGTCAATGTCTGGCATGGTTAAAGGGTAACCACGAGGACACGCTTAAAAAGTTTGGTGACCTATCGGAACTTATGGCTGAGAATCTAAATGTACCATATGGGACATGGACTTGTAAATTGAAACTGACCAATAACAAAAAGCAGATTTGTAAACTGTTCCTTTCTCACGGATTCCGTGGGCGCATAGTTTCAAACGCAAAAGACCATGAACAACAGCAAGCCAATATGAAAGCAAGTCTTAAACGTAAGCTCGAAAAGAAAGCCGCTGATTGTCTTGTCTTGGGAATGGGGCATACTCACCTTTTACTCGTATGTAATCCGGCTGAAAAACTTATCATGCTTGACGATGGTGAAAACATTGTTCAGCAATACTTAGGAGCCGGTGATGGTACTGCATCTTATATTGAACCAGACCGCAGATGGTATTTGAATACAGGTTCATTCTTAAAGCTTTATCAAGTTGGAATTGACGGTTACGCAGAACGTGCAGGTTATGATCCCGTTGAATTAGGTTATGTAATAATTCGTATTCGTGATGGGAAAGTTGAAGGGGTTGAGAAAGTTGTACTTTAACAGCGAGGTAACATGAATCGTAATTACTATTTAATGAATTTATGGCGTTGGAAATGCGGCTTGCCTGAAAAAGGAAAAGAGCAGGCAGAAAAGATGCGCTATGAAGATGTGAAGAAATCTGAATGGTCTGACGAGTTTGAGCAATTGATGCGCAATAGATTGGCGGTCGGTGCTTATCGTTATGGCCTCATTGGTGCGCCTAATAAACCAAAGTTTAATCACGTTAAGTCAATGATTAAAAGGTTGCAGGAATTTGACAGGACCGGTAACAAAGAGTTTTTAGTTGATGTGGCAAATCTATGTTTAGTGGAGTTTGCTGAATGTCACCACCCCAATGAACATTTTAATAGTATTGACGATGGTGAACATGTACAAGAAACACCATAATTTGTACATGACATGTGCAACGTGTACATAAAACGGTAAAATTTGTACATGACGTTAGCGATCCTTTGCAAATACTACCGAAATTCGTTAGATTCTGCAAACAATAACTAATGATTGTAAACTGAATAACAATAGAAATGCCCTAACGCCTCTCAATGAAGCGCACCACTAGACCTGAATGCTTACAGGTATCGTCCAGTTCGCAACTGGAAATGGGGAATAAGGTGTACAGCCATTTTATTAAACTTTTGCTTGACATTGATAATAAATATAGTTAACGTATAGGTGTACGGCAGACAGGAGTTTAATTTGAATAATCATTGGTCACTCGGAACACTTTACTTTCTCCTTCTATGCCTGCCGTATGGATTCTGAAATTGTTTCGGGTGACCTTTTAAATATGAGGAATTTTCCATGACTAAAGAATAACTTGGACGTGACTATGATAAAGTTAAGGCTGATACCTTCGCTGATACCTTCAAGAAAGGCTTTGTGTGCTATGACAAAGATGGTGAGACTTGTAGCTTTTTTGATTGCGAATGTCCAGAACCAGCATCAGAAATTTGCCATACTGACGGAATAGACACCTTGAAATAATAACGGACATAGGCACTTTAATGGTTCCTAGTTTCATAGAAAGTAACGAGGGTGCATACGGGCGCATTTTGGATGATAGGGAAGCGTTATTAATTATTAAACGATTAACCGAAAATTTGGGAAGTGCATAGATACGCCAGTAATCCTATTTTCTGGCAAACATTTGAACGGAGGTGAAGCGTGCGTAAATGTAAACACCCAATAGAAAAGAGTACGCTTAAAAACAGTTTCTACATCCCAGAAAGAAGATGTGTTACCGATCCTTACAATTATCAATACATGGTAAACACTAGGCTATGTGGAAAGTGTGGAAAGTATTTCATTGATGAAGGTTTTGAATTTATAGAAAGGGGTTGACTATGAGAACATTTGAAAAGTTTCCTGAAGATAAGATATGTCCAGTATGCAAAACAAACGATGACAAAGAGTGTGTGCTAATTCCAATTGACGGAACGGATGAAGGTAATAATTGTGAAGCTGAAATTTTTCATGTCGAGTGCTTGGATTTAAATAAGTTCCGGTTTAAAAAAGAATTTGACTTTGTTTATTTGAAATTTTACATGGAGTATATAGTGAAAAAGCACATCCTAACATTAATAACCATAGCATTAATTGCAACATCATGTTCACTACCTACCGATCCAAAACCTAAGCTTGCTAACATGTACGGTGAAGTCTGTACTGGCCTTATGCAAACTATCAAGTACAGTGGCAGAGTCGAGTTGCAATACAACGGGGAGATAAGTTCATCCACTTTGCACAATCTCCACTTTGACGGCCCGTATTGCTTATATGATTTCACCTTTGAGAATATAGAGATAGCCGGAAGCAAACAAGCTACATTTATCGTCAAGCTTATGAATGGGTTCGGGGCTGAGACTGTTTACGGTGACACTACTTTTGTTTTGAGAAAAGGTGATAGCAGCTTTAGGTTGAATATTTTTTAGCTTGACATTGACGGTAAAAAGCCGTAACTTTAATTTAACATTGGTACGGCTACCAAGGAGAAGTAACTTCATGATTAAATTTAATCCCCATTCAATGAGCGCACACGCTTCTCCATATAGCCGTATGGTTTTCTCGTGCCTTATTGGGTGGGGGTTTTTGTATTATGAGGTGTTAGTATGGATATGATTGAATATTTAAAAGGTGTTGATAGTTTTGAGGGGTTCAAGTTTAATATTTCAGATACGGCAATGTTGCCAGTAGTTATTGAATTTTTCATGAAAGAGTCCAGGGGCAACAATCTATTAAATATTTTCCTTGAAATTTATAAGATAAAAGAAAGAATGATTAAAGACCCAGAGTGTAAAAACATGGTAATTGGGGGTGACGTGAGGATCGTAAATATAGCCGTCAATAACCTATCTATTCGGCAACAGGGAATTATAAAGCGACTATTGTCTCACGGTGTGTATTCATTGCGTGGATATATTCTAGAGTGCATAGAAAATTATCGCGCCGACACTTCATATATCCATAGAAGAAAAACTGCAAATTCTGAACTAGCAAATCAAACATTGAGAAGAGAAGTTTTCAAAAGGTTTAGTTATGAGTGTGCTATCTGTCAGTCAAGGCATAATCTAGCAATAGATCACATTGTATCGGTTAAGGGTGGCGGTTCTAATGATATTGAAAACCTACAAGTGTTGTGTAAGTCTTGTAATTCATCCAAGGGCGCAAAATGAATAAGGCTCCTGCATTCCAATTCTACGTTAAAGACTGGTTATCATCAAAGAATGTCATCTGCATGACACCTGAACAGAGGGGTGCTTATATTCAATTAATGTGCCATGCGTGGAACTCTGACAGACAAGGAACCCTACCCAATGACGATAATATACTTGCAGTTTTATCTGGACTAAATGGACGATGGGAAAAGGTTGGAGATCCAGTAAAAAAGATGTTTAAAATATCTGGAAGTCTGTTATACCATCCAAGACTTGTTGAAGAAAGAAAAAAACAAAAGGTCCGTAGCGACCAATGCAGAAAAGCAGGTAAGGCCAGTGCTGATAAGCGTTTAGGTGTCCCAACGTCCGTTCAACATAAGGCCAACACTTCTTCTTCATCTTCTACTGCTTCTTCACCTTCTCTTTCTATTGCAACAAATAAAGAAAACGTTGAGGCGTTCGATAAGTTTTGGGAAGCATATCCACGTAAGGTAGCAAAGCAAGAGACATTCACTTATTGGAAAAAGAATGTCACAAACTATCAAGCCATAATGGATTCGTTGAAAGTTTATAAAAAAGATTTCCCAACCAAAGATCAATTAAAATTTATGCGACATCCAAAGAGATTTATATCTAACGATTTTTGGCGTAGCTTTATGCCTGAAGAAATAGACCCATCTAAAATGCAACCAGAGGTTAGGGATGCTTACAATATGTTACTGAATAAACAAGAATGATTTCAGTATTACCCAAACAAGTACAAGATAATTTAGCTAATTTTGGAGGTGAGAAATGAAAGTGTTAACGGACGCAGAAATTAGTATGATTATAATAAAAGCAGAATCAGCTTGGAGTGTAAATAAAATACCTGTTAAATATAAACAAAATTTCATAACAACACTTGAATCCTTTATTAGGAAAGGTGGACTTGTTGAGAATATCTGCCCACAATGCTTAGGCACGGGGCGGAAAGAAGTATGAACCAAAGCCAAAACATATTTGACCGAGTTCCCCCACAAAGCTTAGATGCTGAAATGTCTTTACTTGGTTCTTTAATGCTTGACAATGAAGCAATAAACATCATAAGCCTAACCGGAACTGAATTCTACAAATCTGCACACCGTAGAATATTTGAGACTATTCGGGAAATGGTGAATGCAAATATAGCGGTTGATTTAACAACCCTATCTGATGAATTAAAAACGAAGAAGCGACTTGACGACATTGGTGGGGCTTATTATTTAACTGAGCTATGCGAGGTTGTGCCATCAAGTGCCAATATTTCAGAATACGAAACCATTATTAAAACTAAGTGGAGATTGAGGCAACTTATTAAATTAGGCCACAATGTACAAAAGCAAGCACACGAAGGGAAAGAAGAAGTAAATGATATTGTCAATAGTGCGACAAGTGAATTGATTCAAGTATCATCGGTTGAGTCAAAGGGGAAAAGTATTGCAGACTTCCTGCATGAGTTTAATGATGATGTTGATAGGCGTAAAAATGGTGAAATTGTCCACGTACACGCCCCACTGATAGGTAATATAGAACGGGGTGAGACTTGCATACTTGCTGCCCGCCCATCGGTCGGTAAGACCTCAATGGCAACGCAGATACTATTTGAATGTGGCGTTCCTTCAGGCTTGATAATGCTTGAAAGTCAAGGAAAGAAAATTGCCGGTCGTATGTTGGCGCAAGTATCAGATGTTGATTTTGCAAGCATAATAGGTGGCAGTTTAGATAAAAGTCAATTGGCTAAAGTTATTCCTGCTTCAACCGTATTAGCAGGCGCACCGATTGAGATTGAAGAACATACAGAAAAGATTGCAGAGATTTTGGCAATAGCGCACCAATGGGTAATCAGGAAGCACATCCATGTTTTAGCTATAGATTACTTGCAATTAGTAGACGGTGGGAAAGCTGAGAATAAAAACTTAGAAGTTGACAAGATCACAAAACAGTTAGTATTATTCGGAAAGAAAAATAACGTGGCAATGTTAATACTTGCACAATTAAACCGTATGGGAACTGATGAACCAGGACTGCACCACTTACGAGACTCAGGCGGAATTGAACAGGCAGCGGACAAGGTTATACTTTTGTCAAGATCAGAAAAAACCAGCCCCTATAGAGTGAAATGCCACGTAGCAAAAAATAGAAATGGCGCAACTGGCAGTGAGGTTTTAAATTACAAGCCATCAACAATGACATTCAGCAAGGATACACAATGAGTAATTATGAAAGTTTAGGAACCGTATTAAAAACACTACAAAGAAATAACTACAAAATAAAACAAAAGAGGCAAATTATGTCAATGTATGAATGCGATAAATGTGGACAGTGGAGAGATTCAGACGATGGTTGCGCACCTTCACCGGATGGTAGTTTGGATTTAGTTTGTCCTGAGTGCTTTGATGAACTTGAAGAAATTAAGAAAGGAGAATCAAAATGCAAGTAATATCTACAGAAAAAGTACCTATCAAGATGTGGCTACACGAAATAGAAGATGGGGCATTGCAACAGGCTAAGAATTTAGCGAACTTACCATTCACTTTTAAACATGTGGCAATCATGCCGGACTCGCATCAAGGTTACGGAATGCCAATTGGCGGCGTACTCGCTACCGTAGGCGTGGTTATACCCAATGCGGTAGGCGTTGATATAGGGTGTGGCATGTGTGCTGTTAAAACGTCCCTAACCGATTTGACTGAATTACAGTTGAAACAAATTATGGGTGGATCTGCTGATTTTAAGGGCGGTATCAGGGGCCGTGTTCCGGTCGGGCGTAACCACAATAAGAAAGATCAAGAGTGGAGTGGATTTTTATTTGCTCCTGACATACCGATTATTCAGCAAGAGTTGAAATCTGCACGGAAACAACTTGGAACGCTTGGTGGTGGAAATCATTTCATTGAAATACAAAAAGGTGACGATGGTTTTATATGGGTGATGGTTCATTCTGGCAGTAGGAACTTCGGATACAAGATAGCGAAGGAATATAATAAACTTGCTCAGAAACTTTGTACTAGATGGTATTCAAACGTACCTAGTTTTAAGGGTGAAGATGGTCTTGCCTTTTTACCTATCGATACTTACGAAGCAAAAGAATATATGGAAGCAATGAATTACGCCCTTGATTTTGCGTATATTAACAGGCGAATTATGCTTAGAGAAATAAAGAAAGCGTTTAATGATGTGGTTGAATGTGAGTTTGAACCAGAAATAAACATGCACCACAATTACGCTAGATGGGAAAACCATTTCGGCAAAAACGTTATCTTACACCGTAAGGGCGCAACGTCTGCGAGACTTGGAGAGGTTGGTATTATACCCGGATCACAGGGAACATCTTCGTATATCGTTGAGGGGCTTGGCAATCCTGAATCGTTTAACTCATGCTCACACGGGGCAGGTCGCAAAATGAGCAGAACTGCAGCAAAGAACAACCTTGATTTAAACGCTCAGATTAAATTGATGGACGACATGGGTGTCATCCACGGAATACGACATGAAGGAAACCTTGACGAAGCACCGGGAGCATACAAAGATATAGATACAGTTATGGATAATCAATCTGACTTGGTTAAAATTAAGGTTAAATTGAAACCATTAGCAGTAATAAAGGGTTAGGTGTTAAAATGAAACTCACAAAAGATCAAGAACTATTCGATAAGTTTTTCACCGGATTGAAACTTGAAAATAGATACTGGTTTATGAAAGATTACAAAGATAAAACCGAAGAAGGATACAACGTTAAAATCAAATCCAAAGAATGCGTTGACAATCAAAAGTTTGAAGATTTTGAAACGGATAACGTAAAGTGTTATTGCGCAACTAATTACACAGAGAATAAATCCGTAATGGTACGGGTAACTTTTAAGAGGGATTAGCCATGAAAGAATTCCACGTACAAAAGAAAGGCAATACTATTATCCCCCATACACAAGAAGACTTAGACATGTTAAATAACTTCTTGGAGAATCAGGTAATAAGAATCAAAGCATACGGTACGAAGAAAGAACGCTCATTAACTCAACTTGGATTACTTCACGCCTGCATGAAAGTAATAGCCGACAACACAAATGATGAAGAATGGAATACAGTTCCGAAAGTTAAATTCCAAATCAAGATACGTTTGAAATATGTTGACATGGAGAAAAGCGTTTTTGTAGATGGCGCAATGCATTTCCATTATCGCAGTTTTAGCTTTAACGAATTAGAACACATGGAAGCGAACAACGTATTTTCTGAAGCCTTTCAATTGATGGCAGATAAAATTCAAGTGACAAAAGAAAAGTTAATTCAGGTTGCACAAGAGAGAATGCAGAGAAGATTTTAAACAAAGTACTTGACTTTCTTATTAAAAGTTATTATATTTAAAGTAACGTAAAAGATGATAAATAACAGGAGAACATAAGATGAAAAACGGAACCATTGATTTAGACCTTAACGAAGGTGAAGAATTGCAGGAAATAACCGCAACCGAAATTATACCACACGAAGAAGAAACCACAGATCCATTCCTTTCACAATTAAACATTGCAAAGAAGTATAAGGATGAAGCAATGGCGATTGTCATTACAAGCCCTGACCAGATTGAAGAGATTTCCAGAGCAAGAGAATTGCGCCTTGAATTAAAAAATATTCGTTGTGATGTTGAGAAGCAAAGAAAGTCATTGAAAGAAAGCGTTCTCCGTGAAGGTAAAGCGATTGATGGATTCGCAAACATTGTGAAGTTTATGGTTGTTCCACTTGAAGAGCATTTACAAGCACAAGAAGATTTCTCTAAGATCCAGGAAGAGAAAATAAAAGCTGAGTTAAAAGAGAAAAGAGAAGCGGAATTGTTGGCGGTCGGTCTTGAAGATGCAAGTTTCTACAACCTCGCAGAAATGCCTGAAGAACAATATGATTACCTGTTTGCAAACACGAAGCATTCGTTTGAGATCACACAGGCAAAGGAACGTGAAGAAGAAGCCGCCAGAATTAAGCAAGAGCAGGATGATTTAATTGAACAGGAAAGAATTAAAGAGCAAAACAAGTTACTTCTCAAAGAAAAAGAAGCAGCAGACAAGAAAAAAGTAAAGGGTGAAGAGAGACAATCTACACTTTTCGCAATCAATGTCAACCTTTCATTTGACGAATGCGCAGATATGACTGATAAAAAGTGGTCTGAATTTTACAAGGGAAAGAAAGCTGAATTTGATACAGCCGAAAAAGAGAAAACCGAAACCGCCGCACAAGAGAAAAAAGATCGTGATGACAAGGAAGAGTTAGAACGCCTTGAACGTGAAAAGATTGCAACCGGCAAAAGCAGAGTAAAGTTTTTATATGAAATCGGAGTACGGCATGATTTTGACGAATGCGCAGATATGTCAAATGAACAGTGGGAAAAATTCTATACTGCTGAAAAAGCTAAATACGATGCAGAGCAATTAAGATTAGCCAACGTCAAGAAAGCTGAAAAAGCAAAGGAACTTGCACCGGATAAAGACAAACTTGAAGCCTTTGCAGTTGACATAATGCTACTCGACACGCCTGTTTTAAAGAACGCAAAAGCAAACGAGATACTTCAGAAAGCGTTAAAAATGTTATCAGACGTTAGCGGTATGATTAAACAGGAATCTATTAAATTATAGGTGAACTATGTCAATTCCAAAATATAAAATATGTGGGTTGCGGTGGCTGTTGTTTGGTACTGGAATACTAATTCTTGCAGCCCTAACTTTAAAATGTGATCCTGCTTTATATGATAGAATAGAAGCGTTAGAGAAGAACGCAACAACGACTGACTCAATATGCGAAAATCAAGAGAGTTTAATTCTGGTAACTATTGGAATTGTAGATTCTATGAGATCAATCGGCTTGACAAATGAAAGGGAATTCAACAACGTCTGGCAAGAAATAGACGCTATAAACGAGGACATGATAGACCTTGAAATATCTGTTGCTGATTCTGGATATATAACGTTAACTCCTGTTGAATATGACATTCTAAAATGGAAGGTTGCAACCCGTGATTCAGTTACGTATGATTGGGATTCTAACGATGAACCCGACCTTGCAGGGTATATATTCTATTATCAGAAAGACGGTTTTCCGATTCAGGATATTGGCGTAAAAGATACCACCATTACAATTGAATTTTGGAATGGAACTTACACGGTATTTCTGAAGGCATACGATCACAGTAGAAACATTTCTGCACCATCGGACACATTGAAAACGATAGTAAAATAGGGATTAATTATGAGTAACTTTTACAAAATGACAATACATCCTGATACCGGCGAATTGGAAAATGCAGAATGGTTAGATGGTTATTTTGATGGCCGTCTTTATGGAGTAAGGTTCCCAGGTGGTGAGATATGGAGCGAAGAAGATATAAGAGAAGTTCACGTTACAAAAACAGCAGTGACAATTCCTATTGATTTATATTCTGAAATACTTGAAGTACTAAAGAAGCATATGTTCTGGTCTGAAGATGGCGAAGAGGGAAACAATGACGATGTTTGTGAACTTGTTTCTAAACTTGAAGACACGGGGGATTAATTATGACTCTCAAAGAAAAAGCAATGTTAATACGTTGGACTTTAATCATACTTGGATTAGGTGGATTCTGGATTGGTGTAATCGGTTTCTTTTTAAAGAACGTAACAATGATATGGTTCTTTGCGTTACCTGTTGCAATACTAATATACGTAGCTATCGCAATTAAGGCGCAATCAAAAAGTCAGGACTAAGGGGGTGCGGAATTATGCAAACATATAAAAAGATTTTCACAGAACAACAACTAGCCGAAATAATACATGAAGGATTAAGGGTTTCTGATAAAGATTACAGCTTGGTAGCTGACGATGATTCGACTGTGGGGATTGATTTCAGGGGAAGAGGTTCAGACTTTCACGTATCAATAACCGTTGAGAGTGAATAGTTGAAACTAACATTTGAGACATTCAATCAAAAAGTAAACTGCCCTCATAAAGATTGTAAGGGTCAAAATATACTTGATGAAATTGTCTTAAAAGAAGAAGTCGAAAGAACGTGCATTCATTGTCAAGGTTCATTCTATGTTAAATCAAAGGCAAGTGTGAAGCATAAATTAACCCGTAAAAAAGGTGGCACGAAGAATCATAAGTCAGACCACAAGAAAACGATTGAACGTCTTGATAAACTTTGGAGTCGTGTCATAATTGCAAAGGCTGGTTTCAAAAGTGAATTCTCTTTAATGGGTGGTCAAGGTATAATTTTACAGGCTCATCACATCGGCAGAAAGAAATCTCTTTTCATGCGGTATCATTTAGAGAATGGGGTTTGCCTTACAAGGAATGAACATTTTAAAGCACCATACAGCCCCGGTGAACATGATGTTAAGAGATTTAACGAGACATTGAAGAAAGTAAAGGGTGACGGTATTTTGGATCGAATCGAAATGTTAAAAAGATGCAACACAAAAGTAGACCTGTTTTTAGTTGAGAAAATGCTATTGCAGGAAATTAGTAAGTACGAATAGAAAAGGAGAAACAAGAAATGATTGAGACAAAGTTTGATCGTGAAGATGTACTTGAGGATTCTGTCACTGGATTTAAGGGGACAGTAACCGGGATAGTCGTATATACCACCGGCAGTAATTCATACTGCCTTGAGGCTGATGCAAGCGGTGACAAGCGTAGTGATAATGTGTGGGTCGATGAAGAGCGATTGATAAAAGTAGATTAATTAGCTATTGACATTGACGTTAATTATTATTAAATTATAGCTAATGCTGTTCAACTTGTGTTCTTTACATTTAATGATTCTGAAGATAGAAAGGAATTGTTTATTAACTTTCACAATAAAGAGACAACTTTAAACCTGAATGCCAGACAGTTTCGAGCAGGGTTGGATAGCGTAAATTTAAATATTAAACAAGGGGTAATTAAGTATGACTGAACAGAAAGAAATGTTTATTGATAAGATTGAATTTATTTATGTAGAAAGTGTTATAGGCTCAGGATATGAAGTTCCGGTTGCCGACCTCGCTTTACGTGATGGCGTTGCATATAGGGCAGCAAGAAAGAACATGCAAATCCATTCAGCAATAATTTTAAAAATCAACGATGTATTTAGTGGGTTCTTTACTTTCCAGGTTAACCATGATGCGAAAGAATTTTGTCTATTGCAATCTGCAATGGAGTTGAATAAAAAGGACAAGAAAGTATACAGTCAAATGGTCAATGAGATTATAGAGCAAAACACTTTTGGCTATCCTATGATTATGACCGTTAGCACAAAGCATGATTTAGAATGTCCGAAAGTTTTCGAGGCACTTGGATTTATTACGTATCTCAGTTTAAGCGGTTATGCATACATGGTATATGGAACCCTTGACCAAGTGAGAATGAAACGCCTCGCACATGCTACAATGACAAACGCATGGACAACAACCCGCTCTGATTGGTTGAAAATGAAACGTGCATGGAATGCAGACATTGAAGAAATGGGCGAAAAGTATGATATACCTAATCCGAAATTTGCCTCTCGTGACGGTTGCTGGCAAGGATCAAACGGCTATTCAAATGTTGTACTATCATCACACACAGTTGAGAACGGTGAAATAAAACATAACAAAGGGAAATCGTTTAACGGCAATGCTTCAGTCCTAGACCCGTTAGCTTGTGAAGTAATCCTTAGATTTTTCATGCCAACAGATGGCAAGAGCGTTTACAATCCGTTTGGTGGTGGCGTTCAATTCGGTTTCGTTACTGGATCTTATGGTTATAAATATTTAGCCAGTGAGATAAGACAAAACCAATGTGATGCAAATAACGCATTATGCCAGGACTTCAAAAATGCAAAGTGGGTTAAAAGCGATAGCTCAACCTATGAGCCTGAAGGAATGTATGATTTATGCTTCACTTGTCCACCCTACTACAAAGTTGAAAAGTATGTAGATTATGAGGGGGTTATACCTGACGGTGAATTAAACGAAATGGGAACATATGAAGAATTTCGTGATACTCTTTTTGAGGGATACAAGAAAGCCATTGCAAAGCTAAATGATAATTGTTTCTTCGTTGTAATGACAGGTGATTCAAGAGACAAGAACGGGGCCTATTATGGATGTGAAGCAGAACATGAATTGTTCTTCAAGGAACAGGGCTTGCATATTTATAATAAAATTGTTTACCTTGAATGTGAGTTTACGAGATTAGCACACGCAAAAAGAACACTTGATTATCGAAAGTTCCCAAAGCGTGAACAAAAGATACTTGTATTTTACAAGGGCGACATGAAGAAAATTAAAGAACTATACCCACCGTTGGGCAGACTATAATGAAACAGTTCGGCAACTTCTATTCAACAATAGAAAACCGTAAGTTCAATACTTGGTGTAAATACACAACCAGGCTTGATACTTATGGTTGCGGTTGCCAACATGATTGTAGTTACTGCTATGCTAAAAGTCTATTAAATTTTAGGGGGCTGTGGGATTCGAGCAATCCTTCAGTCCCCAATATAGACCACGTTCACAGAACAATAAGAAAAATACCACGCCACAAAGTTATAAAGATAGGCGGTATGACAGACCCTTTCCAGCCGTTAGAAAAAGAGCAGGGCATTACATACGAAACGATAAAACTATTCAACCGTTACAAGATAAATTATTTAATAGTCACAAAGAGTTCGTTGGTTGCTGATGATAAGTATTTAGACATTTATGACAAAGAACTTGCACACTTCCAAATAACAATTACAAATACAGATGATTATAAATGTCTGCTATACGAAAAAGCCTCAAAAGTATCTGATAGAATTAAGGCTATTGAGAAGTTGCACTCATTGGGATTCGATGTAAGTGTACGGCTAAGTCCGTTCATTTATGGCTTTATTGATTTCAAAGTATTGAATGATATTGACTGTGATAAAATCCTTGTTGAATATTTAAAGGTTAATCATTGGATTAAGAAATGGTTCAACATCGATTACGACAGCTACAGTTTAAAGTACGGCGGTTATTTACATTTACAGTTAAGTGACAAGAAAGAACAGCTTGAAAGTATTGATAATTTTGGTCAATTAAGCGTGGGTGAATATGTCAAAGACCACCATTCATATTTTAGCGAGAACGTTAATTACAATAGTGATGATTGTTGTAATCTTAGTTTTGTTAATATGCGTAAACCTGAAGAACAAATAAATCTATTTAGCGAGGTTAATTATGAAAACTAAAAAGGCTCAAATACTAGTAAGGTTCAAAGAAATAAACGATGTAGATTGCGGAGTCATAAAATACACTGGTTCAATCTTTAACGCCTACACTGAAATAGATAAGCAAGACGGTAAACATGCAGGCCAAACTCACAGAATAAGACACATTGAAGAATCAATTTCAAAACGTGCAGTAAATGGATTGACTAAGGCAGTAGTGAGAAAACAGTTGATCGGGATAGAATGGCAATCAATACCAGAAAAGGAATAAACTATGAACGTACATTTAATATCCGGTTTTGTCGGTCAAGACCCAGAAATAAGATACACCACTAAGGGGACGGCTTGTACTGCATTTAGTCTGGCCGAAACTAAGCACTGGAAAGACCCTGAAGGAAACAAGAAAGAAAAAACAATATGGGTTGATTGCAAAGCCTGGGGCAAAGTAGCTGAAATAATTGCAGAACATGTTAAGAAAGGTTCATACCTTGAATGTCAAGGACCCGTTGAAAAATCTACATGGGATAAAGCAGACGGTTCAAAGGGATATAGAACGGAAACGATTGTTGAAAAGTTTAAATTTGGGCCGAAGCAAAAGAGAGAAGAAAGCGATGCTGCGGTTACGAATATTGAAACCGTTCCAGATGTTCCGGCTCCAAGTGATGATGATTTACCGTTTTAATTAAAGGGGTTAATTATGGAATTAAATGAAGAGCAAAAAGCAATCATTGAACATACAATTAAGAATGACTATTACTGCGGAAGTAGTAAGGATATGCAGATTTTAGTTAAGGCGGGATTAATGCAATACGCAGGTCAGAAATCATTTGTACCTGATCCGTATTTTAAAGTAACAAGGAAAGGCCGTGAAGCTGTCAGTGAGATTGAATTATGATAGCTGAAATAGAAAACAATCAACTACACATAACGGCAACATCGAGAGAAGAGCATTCAATGATTAATGCTTGGCAAGACTTCCACAGAATGTATGCGCCTATAGTTATTTTGGATAATGATATACTTTCAAGGGAAGCAATTGCTAGAATTTTCAAATCAAGGAAACCAGTTGAACCACAAAAAGCAAGAATAGATTGCACCATACACCAAGACGGAACAACAGAGTTTCATGTGAATTATAAAGGCAAGGATGTATTCACAACCAAAGATGATAAAATGATAAAAATATTCCTAGATGGTTTACGTATTGGATTAGATAAGGAGTAGATAGATATGAAGAAAGAAATTGACGATTTAGGAACAAGAACGGGTGTTGCGGTCACGGTCCTCATGTGTGCAATACTATTTTCATTTTACATGATAGACAAAGATAGATTTGAAATTATAGTCGCCAATAAAAAGATAGAAGCATTACAAGCCATGTCTCACAATCACGAACTACCAGAGAAAGAAACAACCCTTGACGGTCATGTACTTTCTGAATACGTTCAATGCTCATCATGTGGATGTTTGGTTGTTGTTGATAGCGCAAGTGTTGAGAAGTCAATTAAGCAAAGACTCCATTTCCGTTGGGACGAAGAAAAAGGCGTGTGGAGTAAAGAGGACTATATTCATAAATCATATTACTGTAAACGTTGCAAGGAATGAAAATGAGTAAAACAATACAAAAACCCAATGCCCTGCAAGTTGAAACAGTAAGTATTTCTGAAATCAAGCCATATATCGGGAATGCAAAACAGCATCCAGATTGGCATATAAGGCAGATAGCGTCATCCATTGAGGCGTTCGGATTTAACGATCCCATTGCCATTGACGAGAACAATACAATTATCGAGGGTCACGGCAGGTTAATGGCTGCCGAAGTATTAAAACTTGAAACCATTCCTGTAATCAGATTAAGTCATATGAGCAAAGCACAAAAGCAGGCGTATATTATAGCTCATAATAAATTGACAATGAATACTGATTTCGATTCTGAAAAGTTAAGGGTTGAATTGAATGAGTTGAAAGGGATTGATTTTGATTTGACATTGACCGGGGTTGATTTAAGTGAATTTGAAACTCCTGATTTTTTTCCGGCAAGTGAAGAAGACCAAGGGAAGTTAGATCAATTGGAACCTAAATGGGTTGTATGCCCTGATTGTGGTAAGGAATTCGATGCAAGGGAAAGTTAATTTAAAAGTAGACTGGTGTAGTTATGAAGCCGCTAAATATGCTTGTTTGCATTGGCATTATTCAAAGTGTACGCCTCAATCTAAACAGGTGTGGATTGGCGTATGGGAGGACGATATTTTTATAGGTGTTGTGAGTTTTGGAAGATCATCAACTCCATATTTAGGAACGGCTTTTAATTTAGAAACAACGGAATGCGTAGAGTTAACAAGGATTGCATTAAACAAGCACAAAACGCAGGTGTCTAAGATAGTATCAATTTCATTTAAATTATTAAAAAAACAATCCCCAGGTATAAAATTGATAGTTTCTTTCGCCGATCCATTGCAAGGGCATTACGGTGGCATATATCAAGCCGGGAATTGGATATATATAGGAACTTCATCTTCAAATATTCAATACTTCTTTAGGAGTAAGTGGCGGAATGACTCTCCACTTATGCGTCACCTACAAAAGAATCCATTACAAAAAGATATATTGGAAAAAAGGAAAGTTCCGGGCAAACATAAATACTTAATGCCACTCAATAAGGAAATGAGAAAGCAAATTTTACTATTATCAAAACCATATCCGAAAGCAATTAAATGCCCCACAAGCATTGATAGTGATGCGACCAGCGACCAGCCGGGAGAAGGCGGTGTAAGTCCGACCGTGGGGCTCCATATAAAGACAGGGCAGGAAAAGATAGATGAGTAAGAATACACCCAAAATAAACCAAACAGACCCACAAGCTAAGATCATTATTGATTGGGAAGAGTTTGAAAAGCTATGTGTAATACAAGCAACAGAGGTTGAAATAGCTGAATGGTTTGGGTGTACCGTGCAGACATTAAATGAGAAATGTAAAGAGTATTATTCTCTAACATTTCTTGAGGTCTTTAAAAAGAAATCTGCAAAAGGTAAATCTTCATTAAGGCGGGCGCAATTTGCAACGGCTTTAGGGATTAAAGAAGACGGTAAGTTCACAATCAATCCCAATCCAACAATGCAGATATGGTTAGGCAAGCAACACCTTGGACAAAAGGATAGATCACAGTTTTCAAATGATCCTGAACAGCCATTTAACCTGACCGCATTAGTGCGTGCTGGGGCTGAATGCAAGACGAAAGAAGAATTCGATAAAAAATATAAGAATAAGGGGAATAAAGAAAATGAGTAAAAAGCTATGTCTCAATATCGGAGCCGGTGAAAACACTTTCAAGCATTACCCTACAGATGAATACGATTGTGAGAACATAGATCAACGCAACCTACCAGGGATTGACTATATATGTACAGTTGGGAAGTTGAGTTGTTATAAACGCTTCAAGAGAAACCAGTATGATTATATTCTTGCATCTCATATTATAGAACACTTCAATATGGATAAAACCGAATACGTATTAAGGGAATGGTTCAGAGTTCTAAAGTCAGGCGGAACAATAGAATTCAGAATGCCGAACCTTAAACAAATCATGCGTGAATACCTTGAACATGGACATGCACACCTTGCGTCTAAGCTTCTTTACGGCGATCAGGACTACTCGGGTAACTTTCACTATGTTGCATTTGATGAAAGCTGCTTCCTTAGAATCTTACGTGATTTAGATGTTGAATTAGAGGTTTTGCAAATCGAGAAAGAAGGGACTAATATGGTAATTTTTGTGAGGAAATTGTAATGAAGAAACCATTCATGCCAAGCGAAAGAACTTCGCAATCCATTGATTTAATCAAGAAAGCAACTGAAGCTGAAACCACAGGTGACGTAATCAAAAAGGCGGTTGCAGTGTATCGTTATTTCATGGAAGCATTACAGGGCGGTGCAGTTGTTACCATCATTAAGGATGACCAAGTCAATGAGGTTGTTTTCGATAAGAAGTTAACAGTAACGGGAGTAGCGAATGACAAAAGCTGAAAAAGAAATCAAGATAGCGGAACTGAAGAAAGCTATTGAATCTCAAAGCGGTAAAATTAAATCTCTTGTCATCAAGAAAGAAGAACTTCAATTCGATTTAGCATGTCTGCTATGTTCATTTAGAGTCAAGGACAAAATAGGCAACGGCAATGCAACTTACATTATTGATTCAATGTGCATGTACGATAAAGACAGAGTTGAATTAGTTGGCAGGCGTGTGCAGATGAATGATGTACCTGTCAAGAAATCGGAAATGATCTGGCAGTATTTGTCATATCCTGATAAGTTTACTTTGATTGAGAAGGGGAAATAATGGAAGTAAAAGAATTAATTGAGATGCTTGAAGATTACCCTGAAGATTCAAAAGTCTTTGTTTGGGATGGACTTGACGATTGCCCCACAAGCAAAGTACACATAAGCAAAGTAGAGGATTTGATGTCAACGGAAGACGGAATTCTGATAGCTGACGTAATGTTTTAATAAGGAGAGAAAACAATGATTTCAGTAACAATGAACGATGGAGAACATACACTACACATAGATTATACAGATGAAACAATAGGCTTTACCGTTACTGGGCCAGAAAAGATGCAACTAGATTTCGGTTGCGATAAATCAGAGTGGATAGTTATAAATAAGTTTATTGATGCACAAATGAATCCACCCGCCCCCGCACATTTAAAGTAATACAGAATAAGGAACAACGTTCTTTGGAATGGGAAGATGTACAACTAGCAAAAGCACTAACAAGTGATTGGAATGTACTTGCATATGATGGGTTTGGAATAAGGCTTGACGATCAGCAACAGGAAGCCTTATATTTAATCCAACACAACAAGTATACAGAGATCCATTCAGGCCATGCGAGGGGCAAAGATTATTTAGCTGCTGCTGCTGGCCTATGCTTCCTTAATTGTTTCAGTCCTTCAAAGGTTATCTGTACAGGGCCGACTAAGTTCCAAGCTGTCAATATCAATATGGCTGAAGTGTCGAGCATTTATCGTAATTCCAAAATACCATTACCAGGAACACTTTTAGCAACCCGCCTTGATATGCCTGCCCTTGACGAATATGGGAATCTCACAGGCGAGAGAGAAACCAATCATTTCCTCACCGCATTTAAAGCAAATGACCATGCAATTGAAAACTGGACAGGCTTTCATTCCCCAAACACATTCGTAATAGCCACAGAGGCCTCAGGGCTTGACGATAGAGTGTTTAACGATGGCATAGAAGGGTTAATGACCGGAGAGAACCCTAAGTGTCTCCTAGTCCACAATCCGCACCATAGAAGCGGTGGAGCATACAAGGCATATCGCAGTAAGTTTTATGTATCAGTTGAATTATCATGTCTAGATGCGCCTAATGTATTAAGTAAAACCTATGGCATTAAAGGTCAGGTTGGTTGGGATTATGTTGCAGAGCGTGTCGAGCGTTGGTGTGATCCTGTAAAAGAAACTGAGATGTGCGAAGAGGAATACGATTTCACTTTCGAGCTTCCCGGTGTCGGTAATCATTGGAGACCTAACGATGATTTCCTTGTAAAGATTATGGGGAAATATCCCAGAGAAGATTCAGATCAAGTCATTCCTTCAGGTTGGTTAGATTTGGCACATGACCGATGGGATGAAGTAATGGAGGACTACGAACTCCACGAAGATGATGCGCATAGAACACCGTTAAAATTAGGCGTGGATGTTGCGGGTGGTGGAGTTGATAAAACGATTGCAACTTTCAGGCGTGGCAATGTCGTAGAGAAGATGGTTAACTGGCCTAAGCCTGCTGATATGAGATACATTCACCCCAACACTTTAGGTCACATAAAAAATAGCTTGACAGATTCACAAGATATAGGTTATATTGATGCGATAGGTGAAGGTGCAGGAGTTTTCCAGTTTGGCGTTGCGGACGGTCTTAATCTTGTCTGTGTCAAGGGAAGCGAGAGCGCAAAGGGTTTAACTTGTATGCATGAAGTGAAAACCTTTTTTAAGATGAGATCCTATTTGATTTGGGCGATTAGAGACGCCTTAGATCCTAAGATTGGGTACAACTTAGCACTACCAAGAAACGAAGAACTAGTTGAGGAACTAACATCATACAAGATCAAGAGACGTATGAGTGATGGTAGTATTTTGTTAGACCAAAGCGAGGATATAAAAGAGCGTATAGGAAGAAGCCCAGATTGGACTAGTTCATTGTCAATGACTTTCTTCCAAGATGCGAATACAGATCTATACATGATAGGCGGAGGAAACAGAAAATGACAGGTACAATTTTAAGCAGAATGCGTGGAGTACCAGAACCTAAAGCAAAAGAAACCAACACAGCAAGAACCCAAAAGATTTCAGGACAGTCAAGGCATTCATTTCAATGTAGATTAGGCGAGGACATGAGCAAGCCTAAATACATGATTGATGTTAAGTATATTGACAAGATGAGAGCGTTACTTCCTTTCATGGATGTTATACCAAGTGCGTACAACCGACTGATAGGAAAGTTTAATTTTGAAAGCACTAATCCGCAAGTTGAAACATTCCTTAACGATCTGTACAAATCAATTCAGGTGAATGACTTTTCGCTTTCATGGCCTACATTTCAACAACAACTTGTTGACTCCTGCATTGCAAAAGGTTTCGGAGTTGGTGAAGGTGTTAGACTTGGAAAAAATGTAGCATGGGATTACCTGAAGAACATCAATGCGAACTGTATCGGATTGCACAACACTGAAGAACGGTATCATCTTGGAATGGTTGACAATTTCAATCGGGTTGAAACATTCAAAGACATGGATCTGATATATTATTTAGCAACTGATTTAAGGGACGGTTATCCATTAGGGTATTCAATCTATCATGGTATGCCTTGGATGCTTTCGATTTTAGAACATCTATATCAGTCTATCAGCAACATGTCGTGGCGTACAGCAGATCCATCTTTTATAATCTCAGTAACAGGCGGGAAACCTGAAGGATCAGGTGGCGACATAAACAAAATGATGAAAGCAACAAATACCGCCGCCAGTGCAATGAGAGATCAGATAAAAGAGATTATGGAAACTAAACTTTATGGCGGTACTCGTGATGCGTTTGCCGGATTACCATATGGTGCAGAGTTAAAGATTGAAACGCTTGGAGCAGGTGGAGAGGAAATGGTCAAGGCTTTACAGTTCCCAATCGAAGAAATGATTAAGCCATGTATCGGTAAATCTGCATTACCTGATTGGCTATTCGGTTACAACTATGGAAGGACTGAGGCGTTAAGCAATAATCAGATTATCATATTAACAGAGAACGTAAAAGCTTATCGTGATGGACTAGATCCAATCGTAGGTCGGTTCTTTGGTGATGCTTTGGTAATGGCTGGTTACATTGGTACTGATTGGTCTTTTAAGTGGGAACCCATCGGGTTACATGATAAACTTGATGAAGCACAAACGGAACTGAGGAAAGCACAAGCCGAGAAAATCAGATGGGAAACTGCACTCTCTAAATTTGACATGGGCGTATTCAGTTTTGAACAACTTGAAATTGAATTAGGCGTGAAGTTCACAGCAGCCGAAATCCAGAAAATTCAAACTGGTTTAATCATGAAGAATGCGGGCTTGAAATAACGCTTGACATTCTTGTTAATAATTATTATATTGATAGGTAGATTGATAATTAATCATGAGATGAGGGATATTTAAGATGGAAATATTAGAAAAATTGTTAACTCCGTGCGAAGCAGCTAAAATGTTGGGCTATCATGAAGAGTATATTCGAGCGATGTTTAGGGATGGCACCAGGTTGAAAGGATACAAAAAGGGACATGCGGTTTTTACGACCCCGGAAGACATAAACATTTTCAAGAAAGCGAGAAAGGAAGTTTATAAAAGGAGAGGTGAAATGATGGACACCTCAGAGTACAAAGACGGCAACATAAAAACCCGCACGGCTCTTATAGGTGGACTTTGGAAAAAGGTAATTGATGAAATTAGACAAGCCGAAGCAGAGGCTCTTTTGTAGTAGTCAAAGATTCTCATAACAATACGGTAGAATGTTCAAAGGGTGATTGATAATTAAATATGAAATATAATCCACACATAAGGCACAACCCAATAGACACTAATGTTTTTTACAGATTCTATAAGAACGCCATGACTAAGAAAACAAAAGTAACAGATATTACCTTTACCTTCCCAAACGATGAAAGCATAAACATGGGTGACGGTACAATGTTTATACCAAGAGACATGAGGACATTTAAAATGATACTCGCAATAACAATAAACTTAGTGTTGCTTTCAGGTTTAACGTTTTGTACATTGTTTGTACTGGCAATGGGTAGTTCGTTAATGATCGGGATTGCCTTTGTTGTGGATTTAGCGTATGTCCTGAATGTGATATTGTATGTGATTCCGCATTTTAAAAAAGGTAAGTAGAAATGTTCAACATGACTAACCAAGCTTTAAAACTGTACAGCATTGAAAAGGGAATGATAGTTCCTGAATTCCATGATCCAAATTGCGGTTGCTATTCTAAATTTGTTAGCAAAGTAATTGCACGTAACCACAGGAACAAAGCCGTTAACGATCTTGTAAAAGAATACTTCAACATCTACATGGATGAAGTTGAAATTTACGAGACTGAATTGTTAAAAGTTTTAGGCCTTCCATCACTGAATGCAGTACGTGCAGACTTTGCGAGTAAGCAGGTTGATGAAGTTTATGTTGCACCTGAAAACTGGCAGGGCAAGACGGACGCTGTACTGAAAGGCTGGTATCAATCCATTGCACTAGATCCCGACAAGTTCCCTACAATGGCTCTCACTGGTTATTCTATAGGATTACAGAAAACGCAGGAACGCATTATAATGGCAACGCCTGCTGATAAAATAGATGAAGTTAGAATTAACGCTATATTCGCACAACCAAGCAGCGAGTCAGTTCAGAGAATAGTTACACAGGGACAGAGTAGATTAAAGACCAAGACACTCGTTGACTTCCAGAAAATCATCAATCAAGAGATTATAACAGGTGTTGCAAACAACCAAACGCCAATGTACATCGCAAGACAGATTCACCGCAGAGTCGGAGAGGGTCGTGCGTGGGATTGGTTAAGATTCACACGTTCGGAAATTGTTTTAGCATATGAAAGGGCTTATAACGATCAGGCAAATAAGCAAGGCATTAACTACGATAGGTGGTCAACTAGCTCTAATCCTTGTCTTATTTGCAGCCCTTTAAACAATCATGTATGGAAGCGTGGAGAAGGGCCAGAACCAGTGTCGAACACACACCCGAACTGTTATTGTATTCGCATTCCCCTATTTACATGGTCTGGCACAATTCAAAACAAATGGAACATCGAAAGCCCCTACGGAAAAGGTATGAAGATTGAAATAGGCTACTTCCACGCAATGCATATTCAGAATGAGGTTGATAGATTGAAGGCACTTGAAAAGTTGTTTCAAATTAAGATAATGGTATAGGGGTTAATTATGGATGATTATACTTTTAAAAACGGACAGAAATTTAAGGCTATGTATTTATCTGATGGGGTCAGTATTACAGTTGGCGAACATGGCTTTGAAAAAATATTGGTTGTGATGGAGTCAGGTCAAATGGCTGGCGTTCATTGGTTTGTAGTATGGAAAGATGGAAAGCTATTTGGCAAGTACAATGGCGCACTGGTTGAGACTGTTTTATTTTTATAGCTTGACATTCTTGTTAATAATTATTACATTGAAGGTACATGTTAATTAAGCGAGGTGAATTATGTTACTATCTATCGGTAAAGCAATTTTAATTTGTGTCACAGTGAGCAGCACATTCAGGGCTATATCTGCTATGTTTTGTTTATCTAGTAGTAGAATCGACCCTGCTGAATTTTTGACAGATGCGATAAAGCGTACCTTATTTCTATACCCAGCCCTCTTGTGGGGATTCGTGTATTTTTTAATTCTATCTTAACGAGGGGTTGACCATGCATATTGACGGAAATAAATTAGCGCACATGGCAGATGTAAACTTTTTATTGGGACGATCCATGAAGTCAGGTGGAATGAGTCTTAGTAGCGAACGTGATACAGGTATTTCAAGTAATTCCATAGTTGCAATAGCGTACGGGATTGGGGAACTTTCACAACAAGAGTTGCCATCTGATTCTAATGATTTGCAGGCTTGTAGGAATATGTGGCACAAGTTACCTGGTCACAGACAAACAGAAGATGCAATTCAGGCAATGGTGAATGCTGAAAATTTTAAGGATAAGAAATGAAAATAAACATAAGTAATAAAAGTAAATTCGCAATTGCCATAATGTTATGTATCTCGATAGCTGGTGCAATTGACTACTTCATTCCAAAGTGTACGGTATTTGTCGGGGTTGTTTTAGGTGTAATAATGGCTGTCCTATTTTTTGAAATTATAAGTATAACCACTAAGGAAGTCGGGGGGAGTGATGGAGAGAATTAGAACCGACAGATTTGAGCATTTGCCAACGGGTAATTTTAGGGAGGCACTGGACAAGTTAATCGGATCAGGCGAAAAGGTTGATGGTGTTGTAAGGTTTTCAAGTCAACCCGCAATATCATTTGAGATAGTCGATAGATGCAAAGATAACGATACTGAAATCCAACCTACTGTAATCCATTTCGACAATCCAGATGTAACGATTAGATACGAGTTGGGTTTGTGGTCATGGATTAAAGTCAAGTGCAAGATGTTGAAAAACACAGTACATAATTCAATATTAAGGCTGGGACATTTGATTAAGAAAGAGGGGGAATGATGAATCTTAAAGACCATGCAAAAGAACTTGAACATATGAGGTATACACTATGAAAATACTGTTTTTTATTGCTCGAATTAAAGGATTACGATGCCTAAACTAAAATGCAAAATATGTAAAAATGAAGTTTCTCTTTTCAAACAAGACTATGCCAAAGTAAAAGATAAGGACAAGTATGTCTGTCTTTGCTGTTTCTCAATTATCTATTTCAAAGCATATCCTAAAGGTAAGACAACATTGTTTGCACCCATCGGAACTAAAGAGGTAGGGACTGCTTTAGGTGATCAGATTTTAACTCAGCTTGTATTTGATGAATACATAAAGGACAACCCACAAGAAAACGTTATTGTCCTTAAACCTGAAAATGATGTATTAAAATGGATCAAAGAGTTCAACCCTGACAAGATATTCATAAGCGAATTTGATTCTGGAAATAAAGAAGAAGTAGAAAGCAATCCCAAAACAATAAAATACAGAATGATAAATGAAATATGTAACTATGCGAGAGATGGGATATATCCAGAGAACCCGTTTAAGCCAAAGTATGTATTCCATAAAGATTTCAAGTATGCAGTAATGCACGTAAGAAACATTGATAAACGTCCTGACCAAATGCAGACAAGGGACGGCAAGATTGACATTAAAAAGAACATGCCGAAAGAAGAAGCACGGGCAATAGCAATGGAGTTGGTAAACGAGATGCCCGTTGTTATTGTTGGTAATGACAGATCAGATGATGAATTGTATACCTTGCACAATGTATTGGATTTTAGATACGAGCTTTCATTGAACCAGATAGCCGGAGTCCTTGAAAACTGTCAACTATTTGTAGGTCGTGATTCCGGTCTGGTTCATTTAGCTGCTGCATGTAAAGCAAATATCATAGCGTACAATTTCACTGGAAAACAATGGTTCCCCAAAATAGAACAATCTAAATTTAAAGCCTTCCTCAGAAACGTTGAATTCTCCGAAGTACTGCAAGAAATAAAAAACTTTCCTTTTTAAAAAATAACACTTGACATTGTCAGTAATTATCCTTATTTGAATCCCGAATGTGTAAACTTGAGTTTACAGTGTAAACCTGAATTAACATAGAGGGGTTTTCCCATGCCTAAATTAGAATGCAGATGCGGTGCGAAAGTTGACGTAATGGTCAGTGATTATAACCGCCTAACGAAGAATGGAACCGTACAAGCTAAGAAACTAGCCGGTTGTGGCGTTTGTCGTGCAAGTCGAGGCAAGAGCAAGATGGTTGAAGAGAAAGTAACAAAAGAGATTAAGGAACCGGTTAACACTCCCGTCAAACATGATTATAAGAAATAGGCGGGAACTATGAAGTCTTTAAAAACCACAAGTGAGAATATAGTATTTGAATGTCCGTCAAGTCTGAGATTTAAAAGCGCAAGTGTACGGGCAGATGGTGGAAAGCTGTTCTTTTTGAATTCAGAGTTTAAGGATGAGAAGAGTTGCCTGAATTGGATCAAGGGCGGTACACCTGATAATATCACAATACGTAAATCACCCTTTCAATCAATAGTTGAAAAATCTGTCATGTCTGAAAGCGATTGGGATTTAATTGAACCCATGCTTCCGACTAAAGGATTAAAGTCAGATCAGTTCGTTTCGTTTAACGACTATCTGGCTTTTAACGTTATTGATAGAGATATGGACAGATTCCCCAAAAAGGTATTGAGTAGACTTTCAAAGACACTTGTAGGCCGTCCTAAGTTGATAGGTCATAACTGGTCTCTCCCCGGTGTTGGCAAGTACTATAAAACAACCCTAAAGAAAGTCACCGTTGATGAAATGATAAAGATGGCCCCGAACCCTCATAGCAAATACAGATCAATGCTTGAAGAGATTGAGGAAATAGACAAGGGCTTATTCTGGCTAGTTGGAACTTATTACATCCCTGTTCACAAAGATGAAATGATTGCAGACATAGGAACAGGTTTAACAAACTCATCCATTGGCATGATCGGAGTAGCATATGACATGGTTGCGGATGACAAAGGTAATCTGAAGTATTGGGAATACGTTTTAACCGAACGCTTGCAAGCAACTGAGGGATCGTTTGTTGGTGTTGAATCTCAATACGGAGCACAAACAAGAAAGGAACACACGCCTACGCCCATAGGCGATGAAAGCCACTCAAATAAGGGTGGTGATATAGAGGGAGATCATTTAGATAAAGATGATGAACCCTTGGCGATTGAAAGTACTAAAGGAGTTAATATGAAAATTGAATTAAAATCAATTGGTATTGTAAAGGAAATTACTGAGATGGTTGAGCTGCCCCATGTCCTTGAATCAATTGAAACAAAAGTTTCTGATATTGTTGATGAAAATACAAGCCTAAAAGAACAGGTCGAAACATTGACAACTGAAAGAGACGAAGCGGTTAAAGTGCAAGATGATTTTAATGCACTTAAAGATTCTGTTGGCGATTTGAAACCAGAGCAGGTTAAAGCCGCACATGAATCTATTGAGAAAACAGCCAAAGAAGCTGAAGAGTTGAAGCTTGACTTGGTGAAAAAAGTAGTAGCCGGTTACATTCTGAATAAGTCTTTAGAAGACACACCGGAGAAAGTCGAAAAACGTACTGCATCATTAATGCTATGGGATATTGACGAACTAAAAGATATTGAGAAATCCCTGGAATTAGAAACTGCCGAACCGGGTACACCCCAGAGTGGCGGTAATGGTGAAGCTGAGAAGAAGTATGTCCCAAAATTAAGTTTAGGTTAAGGAGTTAAAGATGGGTGACATTTTACAAAGAGGTGGAACAAAAGGTGGACTGATAGTAACCGGTTGTATTCCTGACGCTACCTTTCTAGCGGAACTCAAAGTTCTGATTGCAGCAGATACAGAGATTGAAAACTTGATGGTCGGCCTTACCTTTGCCGACAATTATGAAGTGACAAGCCCCGCAGACGGTGCAGCCCCCGATGGGATCATTATTGCGCACAGAGAAACAAGTGCCGCTGCCGGTAGTAGCTATGAATTGACAGTAAGAATGATCAATTACACAGATCAAAACGGTAACTTACATGCACCGGTAGCAGTCCAGACATTCCTATATAGTACAGTTCTTGCGTTACAGGATACGGTTGTTATTGATGGTGCTGATTACAAGTATGTAAAAGATGGGACAACGGGCGGTTTTGGTGTTGTAATTTCGGTTGACACCACTAACACAGAAGTAGACGTTTTAATCTAAAGGAGAAAACCCAATGGCTAACATTGTAAAAGAAAAAGGATTAAAAGGGGTTGACTTCATAGATGATAACTTTACAGTTGACATCTACAAAGAAGCCCGTGATAATGATGTAACCGTTTCAATGATGCTCGAAGAGGCAAGACAGGATAAACGTGCCGAAGCTTCACCGTACATCGGAATGGACAAATCTGAAGTAATGAAAATGAAAGCAGGAATGAAAGCAGCCGGTCTAATTGCACCACAGACAGCACTTGAAGAGGCTCTTCAGAAATCAGGCATTCGGTTAACTGATAAAGTGGACAAGTTCTTTTCATACGGTAACACTGAATTGTTATTTCCTGAAGTTATTTCAGATCAGGTTTATTCAGGTGAATTGAAAAACTCACAGGTTGACCAGATTGTATTTAACCGTGAAGTAATTGATTCAGACAGTTTCTCTAAACTTTATCTTGACCAGCCTGAAAAAGATATTGATTTACGAGAGATCGTAAAGCTTGAAGATCTGCCCGAGACACAAATCAGAACAAGCGAACGTAACATTCGATTGAATATGTACGGACGTTATCTGAAGATTTCCAAATACGACCGTAACAAAATGAGCATTAAAGCGTTGAGTCGTTTCTTGGATCTTATCGGATTACAGATTGCCGTACGGAAAACTGATCTTATGTATTACAGAGCAAGAAATGGTGACGGTAACACAGGGAGCACACCTGGTTCAACCCTGACCTGTGGTGATGGTGCTGATGCAATCAGTTTCAAAAATACTATCGCATGGGCCGCACAACTTCCTACACCGTACAAACTTGATAAATTCGCAGTTAGAAAAACCAACTGGATTACTTGGATTACTCGCTTGTACGATGGAACTACAACCTCAATCGGTAACGATAAATTTAACGCTTTCCCCGAAGCTTTAGAATGGGACAGATCAGTAGCGTTGACTGCAAACTATGGTATCGGTTTTGATACACGTTATGCAATCGAAGAAGTCTCAACCGGTGCGCCTCTTGTCGAAGCAGAGAATATCGTGAGACAGGTTGGTGAAGGAACAGCAATCTCAACTATGTTTGAATTCACAATTGGCGATAACGATGCAATTGCAGTTCTGGATATGAGTTCATAAGAAAAGGAGAAATGAAGATGCAGGAAAAAGTTGGAAAAAACAAAAAGCAGAAAATCGAAACACTTTGGGCAACCCCTATGCTTGACAGACCGGTGCAATTAACTGATCCGTCTTATATGGTTGAAGATGAAGATGGTAACATTGAAGCTTTTGCCGTAGCATGGAATAAGGATGAACTTGAAACACCCAAAGAAGTTCCGAATACATCAACCTTTGCAGGGTATGCAGAAATCAAACATATTCAGTTTGTGAATGCGCCAAAGTCAAAAGTGAAGGTTGAGAAAGAACCAACTGCTAAAGGATAAGGAGGAATAATGAAGTTTAGAAATACATTAATAGTTCTGCTTTGCCTCTTACTTGTTGGTGTTGCATTTGGTCAGACTCCAAGACCTTCAGTGAGAACATCATGGTTTGAAACAGTACAGTGGATTTTGACAGGTTCGGAAACGTTAACCAATAAAACGCTAACATCCCCAACTATTGACGGGTTAATGACATTGACCACAGTAGCAACTGGAATTGATATTAACGGAACGTCTGCCGGTTTAGACATTAATCATTATTCAGTAGATACGGATTTTGATCAAGGCGCAGTCGCTGCCGGTGCTTATCTCAGTCGTGGCAATATTACTGGAGTAGGTTCTTATGTTGATTGCATTGGTAACATTGATCATGTATACGCTACTCGTGGCGGTTCTTACATGGCTATGGCCGCAGATGCTGAAGTAAACCAGTTTTATGGCGGGATGTTTAACGCTAACGCCTCAGGTGCACACACACTCACATTACATGATGGCTTGGTTGGATTAAAGTCAACTGTCACCGTAGACGCTGGCGTGACCGATGTAACCGGTGGAATCGTTGCTGGGCTGTTTGTAAACACTCAGCCGATAGCAAAAAATCTTACCTCGGCAACTTATGGAATCTATGAAAAGATTGGTGGTTACACTGATTATGGAATGGCTGTTCAGGTTGGTGCAAACAACACGACTTCGGGGATACGGATTCAGGCAACTGATTCCGCAGTACTTCCAAATGGTCTTGAGATTAGTACAAATGTAGGAACGATACAGGCCAACATTCTAACGTCAAGTGGTGCTAAGATTTTCACAGGTACTGCCGCTAATGGCGATGCTGTTTATGCAGAGGTTGGTGCTTATGATGCAATAGGTTCTATCTATTTAAATCACACTAACGGTTATATCTATATTCAGGTTGCTAATGCTGGATCAGAATCTGATTGGTATAAAGTAACTGCTACTAACGCAGATTAAGTAACAGCTTTACAGGCGACCTCTAAGCAGGTCGCCTGTAAAGGGATACAACGGGTACGGCACTGACTTTAAGTTTAACACAGGACGGGAATTGTACCAATAAATTCAGATTAGAAGAGAGAAACAGAAAACACAAAAGGGGTTACAATGAAAACTTTAACAACCATACTTTTAGTACTCGCACTAACACTTCCTTTATATTCACAAAGCAAAGTAAATTCAGATATAGTTGTCACTGAGACACTTGAACAGGTTAAAGCGAAATGTGTTAGCCTTGAAAAGCAAGTAAAGCAGTTAGGTGAAGAGGGTCAAATCTATAAAAAGCTTTTGCTCAAAACTTTACTCGAGGGCGTAGACGTTAATAATTTTATCCTTGAAACATATCTTGGACTACAGGTTTCTAAAGAGCAGTTAAAAAATGCAAGTGAGATTATAAGTGCATTGAACAAAGCAAAGACAGATGAAGACGCAATCGAAATAATGAAACGTTACAAAATTAGGAAATAGAAAATGGCATTACCTACAATCACAGCAGCAGAGATACGATACAGGTTAAGCACTTTGACATCTTTGGATGTAACTGATTTGCAACTTGCTTCAGCTTCTTTTATTCCGGCAACCGATGCAGTATTTAATAAGCTTATCGCATCCACTACAACACTTGACGCTGACCAGACCGCACTAGTTAAAGCTGCAAAGATTGCACATACTTGCTTGGCGGTTGTAAGTTCTGCTCCTGTTCAATTAACCAAGACATCAGTTATTGATCCAAAGTATATTCCGGCTGCTCTTAAACAAGACCTACTTAACAGGTTACAAAAAGAGATGGATGATTTACTTGACAGTGCAGGATATTCTCAATTTACTTTTTATGTAGGCAATGCAAGCGTTGACGATGTAGTCAATGACGGTGATCCATTATTTCATATACATGGACTTGTTTAATGAGTGAGCAGACCAGATATTTATTAGACCTTTACAGGGAAGCAGATGCGTTTGTATTGCGCACGTATTCAGGTACGGTTTGCCCGTGTTGGGCTTGGCATGGAACGGGTTATTCTAAAGATTGGCATAGGACGGGGAATCCAGGTGCAGCAGTTGCGGATTGTGGCGGTACTGGAATTCTGGTTGCTGGCAGAGTTACGACTGATACTAATTTGAAAGCAAGATTAATACCGACAAGTAACGCAGCCACAGCATTACAGGAGAGGGATTTACCAGAAGAGTACAGGACTGCAATAGGCAACATCAAAGAGGAAACACTTTACTTAATCGGAACAATTAATATTGCTCAATCTGAATCAACACAATTGCCAGTGTTTTACAGTTTGCTAAATGTTGTTGAGCATCAATCCGAAATAAGATATGACAGTAAGGTTTACAAGGTAAGAAAAGTAGACCCAATTTACAATGTAGCGGAACAAGCTTTATTGGTGAGACATGAGTAACAAGGTGGGAATGTCATCTAAGGGATGGTCACGAAAGATGAACAGAATGATTCGTGAAGTAAGACCTGAGATATTGAGAGTTGCCAGAGAGTCAAGCGACCTAGTTTTAACTGAGACTGTCAGGAATGTTTCCGGCCCCGGTATAGGAGAAAGGCCAAGCAGTGATAATCCAGCTATCGGGAAAATGCCAGTCCCAATAAGATCAAAGCAATTGAGGCGTTCCATAAAGAGGGTGACAATTTTCCCGTGGTTATTTGCGATACATGCAGATCCGACTATTGCACCACATGCAAAATGGGTTCACAACGGTACAAGGAAAATGAAACCCCGTAGATTCTTATGGGACACAATAAAGAAGAACTATAGGAAAATACATTCAGCCATGAATAAAGATGTATTGAAAAAGATAAGGGCAATAGGCAGAGCGTAATGGCAATCAGAAAAAACAATACAAGCGACATGCAGGCGGTTATCGTTGCTCTCTTAAAATCCTTGCAAAGCTCTCAGCCGTGGGATTCATGGGATGTAGTTTTTGGTTACCCAAATGAAGAAAGAATATTAGCAGCAGATAAAAATATAATATACGTAGAAACGCCAATACAAGAAACTCTTGCTTCAGAGCAATTTGGCGGAGAACCAAGAAACGAATGGTTTTGCACAATAGGGTACTGGAATTCAATTGACGAGGGCGGTCGAGAAGAAGCTGGTACATGGAATGCAAACATGGTTACTTTGATTCAAGGGAAAAGAACCTTGTATGCATATACGTTTGATGTTGAAATAGGCGGTACAACTTTTAGCAGTACTACCCTGGGGGCGCAGGGTGTATATCTTCAGACTATTTCCTCACCAATAGAGATTGACAAAGAAACAGATGAAGACGATTACAGAATGGAAGTTCAAATTAGTATAACAGCATAGGAGTATGATATGGGAGTAGGAGCAAATTTAGGCGCACCCGGAGCAAACGATAAAATTCTTGGTAAGTTTACAAATATGAGATTTTATTTACCAGAAGCGACTGCACCGGAGAACCCCGCAACAGCAACAAGTCTTTACGGAGTACAGGCTTTTGATTTTGGCGATCCTGACATAAAATTCACATCTGAAGTATTTCAGTTTGGTGGCGGTGATGAATTTTACAATATGGAAATCGGCAGATCATGGCCCTTCACCATTGAGTTTTTACAGGGCAAGGCATGGGCTGAGTTAGCAAAGCTTTTAGGGATCACTCTTAGCTTATCAGGAACTACACTTGTACCACTGGTAAAGAAGAATGATTATCCTAACTTTATCCTTGAAGCAGTATGTCGGCAAACAGACAATGATACTCACGTTGGCAGCGTAATTATACCTGACATCATTTTGAGTGACATTACATTTAGTCAGGTTATTGACGATGACACTTTCACGGTAACGGGAATGTTTAAACGAGTTCCCGCATTGCTTATGGCAGGCGCAGAATTAGTCTATGAACAGTTCGTTGGTGATGGCTCAACAACAGATTTCACACTTGCATCAACACCGCTTGAATTGACAACTGCAACAGAGTGGGATGAATACGATCTTGATAATACGTTCTACATTAAAGAGAAAGCATCCGCAGCAAGTACCGGAACAATTAAGAAATCAGGATATAGTATTACTACCACAACTCTGACCGCTGCAACAGCACCCGCAGTCGGAACCGTTGTACAGATACTTTACGCAAAAGCAACAGTATAAAAGAGGGATAAAGATGAGTAGAGAGCCAGAATCTAAAAGCAATATAGTTGAAGTTGCAGCAAACTATGCATTAACGGGACAGCTTTACGAAGGGTTAAAAATTGTATATCCACCAAGTAACCGGAAACCCTTTGCAACTGCCGTGTATAATAAATGCGCAAAACTTATTCCTCAAGATGAATTATTCGTGGCTCAGATTGATAGTAGTGGGGCGGTCGTTATGGCTGCCCCATTATTTAAGAGTGGCGAGTCTGGACAAATGTCTTTAGAAGAAGCTGAGACAATTGTTAAGTGGGGAAAATCGGGAGTCATAAAAGGCTTCTTTGAAATCATTGGTAAAAATGGAGAAGAAAAGAAATGAAGAATTCATTCTTAGACAAAATCAAAGAGAAGCAAAAAGAAAGAAACCTGTATCAGGATTTTGAATTACTAAGCGTACCAGTAAGATTATCAAATGTTGATATGCAAAGTATCATGATTGAGATTAGAGATTTCAAAGTTACACTAACTGAGAAATACGAGAGCGGTGTTTACAAGGGGAAAAAGGTTAACGAAGTTGAGTGGAATAAGTACTTGACTAAGAGACGTGAAGCATTAGAAGCACAACATAGTGATGATTCTGAAAAGATAGAAGAAGCCATGCAGGCAGAGGTTGAGAATAAACCTAAGTCTGAAGCAGAGAGATTAGCAGGGCAAGAGGCCACATCGGACGCAATGTTTTCTATACTTCCTACATTCTTTACTAATCCAGTAACGGGTGAAAGGGTATTGCCAAGAGGCTCAAAAGACCTTGAAGAGTTTACGGCAATTGTCCGTGGTAGCGTTGAAATGATTACAGCAATATCACAAAACTTTGTTGCATTGCAATCCAAGATGGATGAATTGACTGATGAAGTAAAAAACTTGCCAGGGGAGACTGCCTCCCCGATTACGTCCTCAGATTCAAAATAGGTGAACGGTTCGGAGTACTGCCGACATCTAAAGAGGTGGATGCTATAATTGAAGACGATTACATGAAGGCTTTATATATAGGAATGATGTCAACAGTGAAAACGAATGAAGATGTCATACTTGAATTCTTGATGAAGAGATTGCCATATTTATTTGACAGAGTTGGAAACGCTGCTCTAAGGGGTGGCGTAAATGCAAGGACAGACAAGATTAAAAACATGACAAAAGACATGGATGAATTATATAAACCAAAAGAGAAAAAGAAACGTGGACTAATCGGGAGAATGTTCAACTTTCCCGGATCTAACAAGAACGTTCAAATAGTGAATGGGTAACGATGGCTAGTATTGGCGGATTAGGCGGACTTGGAGACATAGTTGCATTTGTAGGCGTGAGTGGCGATGCTCAGTTTATAGGCAAAATGCAAGCAATGGACAGTCAGGCACAGGCTACGTCTAAAAATGTAGACAAGGCCCTGAAGGTGTCTATGGTAGCTGCTGCTGCTGCAATTGGAATCGCAGCGGGTGCAGCAATCAAGTTTGAATCTAGTTTTGCCGGTGTTACAAAAACGGTTGACGGCCTTCGTGATCCTATGGGTAATCTTAACGCTGAAGGTCTTGCGCTTGCCGAAAGCTTTAGAAAACTTTCACTTGAAGTTCCAATATCAGTTAATGAATTAAACAAGATTGGTGAATTAGGCGGTCAGTTGGGAATAGCAAAGTCCGACCTAATCGGGTTTACCGACACCATTGCAAAGCTTGGAGTTACTACAGATTTAACAATTGAAGCAGCAGCGAGTTCTATGGCTAGATTTGTTAACATAACTCAAAAAGTCGCACCCGAAGGAATGACCGCAGCCCAACAGATTGAGCGTTTAGGATCTACGGTTGTTGATCTTGGAAACAACTTCGCAACAACCGAGAGTGCGATACTCGAAATGTCTTCACGTATTGCCGGTGCTGGTTCTCAGGTTGGATTATCACAAAGTGACATCATGGCATTTAGTGCTGCATTGTCATCGGTCGGAGTTGAGGCTCAAGCTGGCGGAACATCTATAAGTAAAGCGTTTATAAAAATTGCTCAGTCGGTTGCTAATGGTGACGATAATTTGGGACTGTTTGCAAAGACCGCAGGGAAAAGCATCCCAGAGTTTTCAAAACTATTTGAAGAAGATGCAGCCGGTGCAATGGTTTCATTCTTTGAAGGACTTGACAATGTATCTGAAAGTGGCGGAAATGTATTTGGCGTATTGGAGCAATTGGGAATTACAGAAACAAGACTGAGGGACGTATTTCTACGTGCATCATCTGCAAGTGGCATATTCACAAGTGCGTTAAAGAAAGGCAAGAAAGCTTTTGAAGATAATAACGCACTAGCGAAAGAAGCAGACCAGAGATTCGGCACTATGGAATCTCAACTTAAACTTGTAGGGAATATCCTCAACGATGCATTTATAGACATTGGTCATAAGTTATTGCCAGTGTTTAAGTCAATAACTACTTTCTTTAAAGAAAATCCACAGGCTATTGCTGACTTTGTTAAAGGACTTGGATCGGTTGTCATCGCAGCCGGATTAGTCTCAGCAGCGATAAAGATTGTGTCGCTACGGTTAGCAACTGGGATGAAAGCCATTAATGCATCTATCGGATTATATGGATCTCTTGTAATTGCGATAATAGCTACTGTAAATGCAGCGGATCAGTGGAAGGATTCAAAGGAGCTTGAGCGCAAGGCAACCGAAGACGCAAATGAAGTAATAAAGCGTGGCACTGAAAACTATATGGATATGATTGACGCTGTTGTGGAACTCGGGAAGCATGGTGATGATTTTATTATATTCAACGGAAAATTAATGAAAGCCAGTGAAGCATCTTATGCGCTTGGCACATCTCTTGAAGCTATGAGTAAATCAGGTTCTACTATGGGTGGAACCGTAGAATTATCATTTAATAAAGTTGATATTGCAGCAGCACAAGCAGCCAAGGCAACGGCAATCGCAGCAGCAAAGGCAGCAGAGCAAGCAAAAAAAACTGGCGAGTTAACTATCGTAACAGAAGAATTAAAAAAGCGTACTATCGAAACAGTTGATTCAATAAATAAAGAAATAGCTGCACTAGAAAAGGACTTAAAAACAAAGGGCATAACCGCAGGGGCAACAAGAGACCTTACCAATGAAATTAAAGACCTTGAAGATAGGCTGAAACCAACGATAACCGCAGAGCAATTAATGACGGCTGCGCTTTCTTTTAATGCCGGTATAATGGAAAACGTAAGCAAAGCAACTGATAAGGCTATAGGAAAAACAAAGACATACGAGGAGCAATTAAAAGATACTAAAGAAGCCCAAAAGAAAATGAACGATCAGGCCATGAAAGCCGTTGGTGCATTCGGTGCAATGTATGATGCAATCGGAGGTGGCGATAGTGTTATAGATGGGTTTGTGACATCGTTTGAACAATTTGCATCAGGTAATTTTATCGGTGGGACTATATCGGCGTTAGGTGCATTGTGGGAAGCAATGGCTCCACCTGAAATGATAACAAGAACACAAGCATTTAGCGATGCCAGTATAAAAACTGAGGATTCAGTAAAGAAAGAAATAGCGGCACTGTCTGATCTTGCGGCTAATTATGAATTAACTGATTTTGAATTAGAGCAAGTATTGGAAAAGATTAGATCGCTTAATGACCAGCTAGGAAAGACAACTTATGTCAAGACTATTGAAGACTTACAAATATGGAGTGCTGCCGTTAGGGGTGTTGGCGAGGCCTATGCTGAATTGTATTTCCAATCAAGGCAGGTAGCAGACAATCTCGCACATCCATCTCAGGCCACTAATGATGCGTTTTGGGAAATGCATACAGCAGGATTGTCAGTTGTTGAAAAGTTGGAAAAAATAAAAGAGTTAATGGCTAATCCAGATGCGAGCACCGAGTGGCTTGAATTCTTGACAGCAAAGTCAGACGAATTAACGGCCTCACTACAAGCGGCTGAAGACGCAATATTGGACGCAATGGGAGAAGCGGTACAATCTGCAATTATTGCCACGGCTGCTGAAATTGCCGCACTTGAAGGTCAAATAGCTGTCTGGGAACAACAAATGAAGGACATTGATCTTGAGACAGAAAAAAACATTGCACCATTAAACGATGAACTGGACAGACTTAGTACACTTATTGCTGATCTCCAAGAACAAAAGATAAACATTCAAATACAAGCTGATACAGATATTGCAGAGCAACAGGCTATTATTACAGCATACACAACCTTCATTGAAAAAATGAAATCAGCCGACAATATAAACCTTGACAACTTGCATGATGAATTAGAGGAAACGCTTGGACTTACCAAAGCTATAACAATAAGTTTTGGTGAAATGAACGCTGCTATGCTGCAAGATTATACACAATTTGAAAAAGACATGCAAGCTGTCAATGATGCCATAGATGATTTGACATTCTTTGAAATAGATTTTGACACAACAACCGCAGATGAACAAATAAACTCTGCCATCATTAGAATGCAGGATTATCTAGCAACACTAACACCCGGATCACCAGCATATGACGCTGCAAAGAAAGCCCTTGACGCAATGTCTGAAAAGTTTACAGATATGGGCGGTGAGATTGACAGAGACAAGGCTTATGAATTCGACATATCAGAGGCCGAGAGAAAAGCCGCAGAGGCAGAAGCGGCAATTGGTGACATATCAACAAAGGCCACTGAAGACAAAGGAATGATTGATCTTGACATTTCACAATTACACCTGAAGATTTTCCAAGCGATGCAAGCAGTCAAGGGATGGAAAACTTTTGCAGAGGGCGAGAAGGCATCTATTCAAATAAAGATTGACGATGCAAAGTTGGAGATTGATGAGTTATTAACATACATGAATAAATTAACGGACACCACAGTAACAATAAAGGTGAGGTATGAGTTATTAAATAGCCCACCAGACGGATTAACAAGTCTATCGGGTAGTGGCGTTGCGGATATCCTAGCATCGCCAGAGGTCAATACTACTGTAAACGTTCCTGCACCCGTTATCCAATTAAGCAACATTAACCCGCTTGCAGAGGTTGCGCATGTTGATAACGTTGTAGATCCAAGACAGCTTGAAACATCACGATTCACTATAAAGAGAGGAAGCTTTTAATGGCAACAGCTTTAAGAATTGTACCATACACGACCGCTTGGAATGTTGGTGACGGTGAATATGAATCCACCGCTGCAACTCCTATTGATTTTGAAGTTGAAGAAGTTGTTGGAGATAGTATAAAGTTTTTACAGAAAACGGTTATGACTCAGCTTTCACAGAAACAACCTTCGTTTTATTATGATACCGATGTGCTAGGAGCAAGCCCAACATTGGGGCAGATTTTAAAACTTAGCCTATTGGAATATTACGGGACAACACATGCTAAAATAGTTAGCCTATTCAATAGTAACTACACGATATTTGACATCTACTTGAATTACATTGAAGACATTAACACAAAGACACAATTTGTATTAAGCCTAAACAGAAAAAAGGTATACAGTTTCGGAGCGTCCGCTGCATTTATCTCACACGCACTCACATTCTACAGGTCTGAATAATGGCATTTACCGCACAAATGAAAAAGGC